TCATTCCAGTTACTCATAATATATATTTTTAAAAGACTTTAGTCTTTGGAGTAAGATAATTACATATATATGTAGGTCGGTGGCTCCGCCCTGGTCCTCGGTAGGATGAGAGTCAGGCTGTGCCCTGGTTGGGTGTGGTGTGTTGGATGTACTGATGCACACTGTGTGCGGTGGTGTTCTTCCGCCAGGAAGAATTGTAGGTATGGTACTTGAATTTATTCAAGCTGCTAGCAAACATAGGGGGTACACCCAAGCTACGAAGTAGCCGGGGGTTTTTATATAGAAGGACCCCCACAAACACTTACATCTCCGATTTTCAAATTACCCAAAATTTTTTTTGGAATTACCCTCTGGAATATACTAATATAGAGCATTTTTCTAACTGGTTGATTGCTACAGAATTGTAATGATTACTTGCACCCAAAAAGGTGCAGACTCTCTTCTACAACCTAATGAATACGTTGATGCCTGCACCAAAAAAGGTGCAAATAAATTTCATCATTGCACCAAAAAAGGTGCACAGCATACAAAAATTGATTATATTTGTACCATGATTAAACCAATAGTTAATAAGGTAAAGAGCAATGGAACACTGGTGGATACTTCTACTGGCGAGGTTCTTCCTGAAGGAACTACAGTGAATATTATCAATGAAGACTTGGTGATTGTACACAGTGATGAATATGTAGTTATCGATTCCAAAGCATTAATATATATCCTGGAACATTTCACGCCTGTTGATTATGGGCGCATCTTGAAGATGGCCAATATGACCAATGGTAGTTACAATATTTTGTATGTTGATCGCAAGGTTCCTCACACAGATACGACATTGATGGAAGAGTTGAAGTACACACGTAACAAGTATGCTGATTTTATGAAGAGGTTGTACAAAGGTGGTGTTGTGTATTATATTAATGGTGTGAAAGATGGTGTAGAATTTAAACACATAATGTTGAATCCACATCTTGCACGCAAACGCAAGACTATTGCAAAAGATTGCTTGATTTATTTTGATGAATTAGTTGAAAAAAGATAAGCATGAAAGTTCTTTATATTATAATCATTTTGATTACAGGTTGTTCTTCCTATAGTAGTATCCATAACGAAGATCTGGTACGCAGAAGAAATGAAATGATGAAACAGGATTATAAGATGAAACGTGATATGCAAAAGGCAAGGGTGCGAGCAACACCAAAAAAGAAAAGAGTGAAACACGCTAAAGCAAAAAGAAAATTTATATGAGAATAATTACCATTTTTAAGAACCAGTGCAAAATGAAAATGTATATTTCATCTTGGTGTATGGGAATTGGACTTGACCAATTAACTCCAGTGTATAAAAAACATATTTCCGAACACATTGTTCGCAGGTATGATAATCCAGAAGAGTTCAAACACAATGCAAATAAATCGGATGTAGTTCCTTTTTGCAAACAGGTATTCAATTATAACAAACGAGCTAAAAACAGACATTGATATGTGGATATACGAAGGTAAAGAATTTTTGGAAGAGCATGTTCCAGAAGATGGCTTTGGTTTCATTTATGAAATGGCGGCTATCGTTGATGGGAAATCAGTTCGATACATTGGTAAAAAGAATTTTTTTGCAGATGTTAAAACAAAATTGGCAAAGAAAGATATGCCAACAGACAAGCGATTGAAGACCTATACAAGAAAGCGCAAGTTTACATATCAAAATTACTTTAGTAGTAATGAAGTATTGAAAACTGCACACAAAGATGGTGTGGTTATCAAACGTGAGATTGTACGCATCTGCAAAAGCAAAACCGAATTGTCGTATTGGGAAACCAAGTTACAATTTGTATATGGCGTATTGGAGTCCGATGAATTTCTGAATGGAAACATACTCGGAAAGTTTTACAACATAAAGTAATGACCATGGGTAAATTTAGAGATCGCTTGATAGCAGAAGGCTGTTATAACTTTGAATGGGATATTATGGATAGAAACCAACAAACAGAATATATGGATTTAAGTAGAGAAGAGCTAGATGCTAAATTAGAGTATCTAAGAAGAAAGGAAAAAATTAATGAAGCTTACAGTGTAATTCAACAAATAAATAATATGAACTCAACACAAGAAATCAGAGAAGAATCTGAAAATGTATTTGCGAAAGCTAATGTAGGTGAAACACAACCTACAAGAGAAGTATCAATGAATCCATTATTGCAAGATATGGCAGATACATTTACTGCATGTTTCGAAACAGCAACAAGAAAAAATCACGACTATGGTGGAAGTAACAATGATCCTTTTGCAAACTTTAGAAATTCTACTATTGCAGGAGTGTCTGTAGAACGTGGAATTTTGGTAAGGTTGATGGATAAGATGTCGCGCATCTCAACATTGCTTGACAAGGAAGCTATGGTAAAGGATGAAGCAGTTGATGATACTATCGATGATGCAATTAATTACCTTGCAATTTTAAAGTCTTACAGAAAACAAAACAAGTAGTATGCCTGAAGGTTATTTTTTAAACAGTATGTATGAGATCACAAGGTTGATCTACGAGTACAATGAATCAAAAAACAAATAGTATGAATCAGTACACAAAAAAACCAGTGACAATTTCTGCAGTGCAGTGGACTGGAAGCAACAGAGTTGAAATTGAAGAGTTCTTTGATGGAAATGACAAAGGTGAGTTCAAAGGTGATGGTCTTTTCATATCCACGTTAGAAGGAACAATGAGAGCATCGAAAGGCGATTACATTATCCAGGGAATTGAAGGTGAGTTCTATCCATGTAAGCCAGACATCTTTGACAAAACGTACAATGTTGCAGGTGATCTTGGTGATGTATCTGATGGATACCATACGTTCAATGAGTTGTATGAGTTCAGAAAAATGTACAATGCTGTATTGTTTAATGAATGGGCTAAACAAGGATTGTATGAAGTACATAAATCAATTAGACATAACGATGGTGAAGCTTGTTTTGATGGGAAATGGTTTGTTGTAGTAGCAATTCTTCCTACAGGACAGATTACTAATCACTATGAAATGAAAGATTGGTCATTATTTCAAGCACCAGTAAAAGAAAAAGCGTTGTATCCTTTTGATGGACACACCGGAAACGATGTATTAACAAGGTTAAAAGACTTAACCAAAAAATAAATAAGATGGCTAAAGAAGTAGAATTAGAATTAAATTTGGAAAAACCTGAAAATGTACAGGCCTATCAAGAAAGAGTTTTTGATGAACTTAATGACTTGGTTGTTAGATACAATGCACTTGTTACATTTATTGCTGGTGAAATATTTAGCACCGTTCCATCAAATGAACGTGCAAGATTAACATTGCAATCTACAATAATGAGATCGTACATTTTAGTATTGAAACAAAGAATTAGTAACTTTAATTAAAAAAATCATGGAATACGCAGGGAAATTGGTAATCATTGAGATGCCTACATTAGAAAAAAAAGCGGGAGCTATTGAATTATTAGCAGATGCACAAGCAGCTAAAGAAGCTGAATTCAGAAAGTCTTGGAACAAATTAAAGGTAGATGCAGTTGGACCAGAGGTTACATTCTGCAAACCAGGTGATCATGTGTTAATAACACCAAAGCAATTGTCGTATGCGGATCAATTCGAACTGAATGATAAAGTTTATTTCGTGGTTCAAGAATCACATTGTATTGGAAAACATTAATTCTTTTCCTATAGAAGATCCCTTGCATTAACTTGTAAGGGATTTTTTGTTTAAATTTGTTGCCGAAGCAATTATTTTTTTGTATATTATAATAACATGTAAACATTACATTATGACAAACGAAGATTATCAAAACAGAATGGTTCAGTTGATTAACGGTGGTTCATCAAAACTAGGACGCATTAAAAATGCTTTAGATTATAAAAAAGAATTTACTTATAGCGGAATAACACAAAACATTACTGTGATTGTTCATACAGGTTCAACACCAAAAGGAATTGAAGTTGTAACACAAACTATCAGTTATGAAAACCCTGCAGTTGAAGGATCACGTATTACATCAATAATACTTTCGTAATTATGCCTTGGAAAATTAACCCAGACACTGGTGAACTAGATTACTACGAAACATCAACAGGTGGTGGCGGTGGTGGTTCTACCAATTTAACTTTTGTTCCAGGAGTGAGCAATGGTACAGTTGTTTCTGATTCAGGAACTGATGCTACAATATTAGCTGCAGATGCTACAAATGCAGGGCTTATGCTTCCTGCAGAAAAAACAAAACTTGCAGGAATTGCTGTAGGTGCTGAAGTAAATGTTAATCCGGATTGGAATGCAACTTCTGGAGATGCTCAAATTTTAAACAAACCTTCAAGTATTCCTACAGCAAATGTTAAACATTCTGTAAAATATGCAGAAGCATTAACTATTGGACAAGCTGTTTATGTAAGCGGTGCTAGTGGTACTAATATGCTTGTTTCTAAAGCAGACAATAGTGCAGAAGCTACTTCATCAAAAACATTAGGATTAGTTACTGCATCAGGTGCAGCAAACTATCAAGGAGAAGTAATTACAGAAGGTTTGTTAGCTGGATTAAATACTTCTACAGCTACTGATGGGGATGCTGTATGGCTTGGAACTAATGGCAATCTAATTTTCTGGCATTATGGTTTAACAACTAAACCAGTTGCACCTGCTCATCTTGTATTCATTGGTGTTGTAACAAGAGTAAGTGCTACAGTTGGAGAAATTTTTGTAAAACCACAAAATGGATTTGAGATTGATGAGCTTCACGATGTATCTGTAGTAGGAAGAGCAAATAACACATTGCTTGGATATAATTCAATAACAGGATTGCATGAATTCAAAACAGTAGCTGGTTGGTTAGGATTTACACCGGGAACTATTGATACATTAACAACAACAGGAACATCAGGTGCAGCTACATTAGTTGGTAGCACATTAAATATTCCTCAATATACAGGTGGCGGAACAACAGAGTTTATTCCAAACTTTAGTCCTCATGAAATATATAGAGGTATTACAATTAATAACAATACCACAACAGTTGTTGCAGAAGGTGGTGTAACAATGTCAATTACCGGTGCAGCACTGGCTCAATCAGTTGCCTCTACCAGCTTTGCGACAAAACAAGTCAGACTTAGATATTATGCTTCGACTGTATCTGGAGGAAGATATACAGGAAATAGAGGTTCAGCTTTATTGTGGTATATAGAGGGTGGTTTTAGATATGTATGTGATTTTAATATTGCAGATACTGCTTACGCTGCTGGTTGTCAACAATTCTATGGATTGGGTGGTCAAACTGGTGACTTAGGTTACGGTGGTGTTTCAGGTACTTTAGTTAATGTATTAACTAATATAATCGGTGTAGGTTCTGAAAATGGTGATGCTAATTTACAAGTGTTTCATAATGATGCTTCTGGTACTGCAACAAAGGTTGATTTAGGAGTTGGTTTTCCAGCAAATAGAACAGCAGGGGCTGCTTCAACAACTGTATATAGCATTCAGATATACAACGAACCTATGTCTACAGATGTAAAATATGAGGTGATAAATAAAGAAACTGGGGCAATTGCACAAGGTACAATCTCAACAAATTTACCTTTAACTTCACAAGGGTTAAACTTTTTCGCTAGTAGATGTATGGCTGTCACTTCAGTAACAAATACAGGGCAATTTGAATTATCTAAATTTGGTGTTTATTCAATATAATAATTATGGAAAAATTTACATTAACATATGAAGCAATTGTGTTAGACGATGGTCAGGTAAACATAAAAGTTTATCCTGCAATTCCAGAAATTTCTAAATATATATGTAGTTATGAAACTATTTCAACAAAACAAGATTTATTATCTTTTGTAGCTGATTTAATAGTTGAAATGACACCATTATTATTTGCAGATTTTCAACTAATGGAGAATATTCCGTTAGATGTTAGAAACCAATTTGAGTTATAGTATAATGAAAAATATAATATGTAAGTTTGTTATGTCAGCAGGGTATAAGGATACACCTCATTTTTTAAATAGTACCTTTCATCCAGATCTTGCAGGTTTTGCAACTGCAATGAGTGCTGTATTAGCTTTCCTAGCGTATTACTTTAATCTAGTATTTGGAATAGAATTACCAGTTGGAATAGTTTTAATCATACTTTTCTTTTTAGAAATGTTCACAGGAATTAGAGCATCAAGAAAAGAAAAGATGCAATTTGATTCTGAATTATTTGGAAAGGGTTGGCTAAAGTTATTAGTATATATGATCATGATTGGTTGTTCAAATGCTTTATCAATACATATACCAGTTAAAACATTTTTTGGTTGGAACTTTAATATTTATTCATGGTTGCATTATTCTTTTTATAACTTTGTTATTATAAATTTGATTTGGTCAAACCTTGAAAATTTTAAAAGGCTGGGTTGGACTGAATATTTACCAATATTAAGACAGTTGTCAAAATACATTAAAGATGAACCTAAAAAAGAAGAATGATGGAAAACTTAAAAGAAAGATGGAAAGCAAAAACTCCAAAGTTTTGGAAAAAAGTACAACGCATTGGAATTATAGTTGGAGCAGTTGGAGCAGCATTAATTGCGTCACCAGTAGTATTGCCAGTTGCTATCGTAACCGGAGCTGGGTATCTAGTTGCAGTGGGAACAGCAACAGCTGCTCTTTCGCAATTAACTAAAGAAGATAATCCAACCGTTGAACCTGAAAACTAAAATATATGACGTTAGAGCAAATTAAAAGAGCTGTAATAGCAAAAGGTTATGCTTGGTTCAATGATGCAGCAAACAAAGGATATGATGTTAATATTGTTGGTGTGCGTAATAGTTCGACTGGTAAAAAAGTAACAAACTTATTTGATGATGTATTAACACTTTCATTTAAAGATGATAAAGGTGTTTGGCAATTTTTTGAATGGGCTGCTACAACTGAACCAGGTAAAAAAGGTGTGCAGCAATATCACAATGTAAAAGGTGTTGCAAGACTTGTTCCAGGACAATATAGAAAAACTTATACTGTTGATAAACATCAAGGTAAATATTATGCTTTGTGCCAAAGACTTCAGACAGTAAAAGTATTTAGAGATGTCGATAAAGATCTTGAGTATGATGAAGACAATACAGATACAGGAATGTTTGGTATAAACATTCATAAAGCTGGACAAGATTCTACATGGGTTGAGAACTGGTCAGAAGGATGTCAAGTATTCAAAAGAGTAAAAGACTTTGATGCATTCATGAAAATTTGTAAATTAGCTGCAAAGATTCATGGTAATCATTTTTCATATACATTAATTGAATCTAAAGATATTGTATAATGGCAAGAAATTCATTAGCTGGAAAATCAACAGGAACAAGTAAATCTGCAAAGTATTTTGCCGAAAATCCTGAAGCAAGAAAAAAGAAGAATGCATATAATAAAGAATATCATTCTACTCCTTCGCGTGTGAAATACAGAGAAGAATTAAATTCAGCTAATAGAAAATCTGGAACTTATGGTAACAAAGATGGTAAAGATAAATCACATACCAAATCGGGAAAATTAGTTAGCGAATCTGCAAACAAAAATAGAGCAAGAAACGGTAAAGGAAACAATGGTAGATTGAAATAAAACCTCTTATAGATATAGTTAAAATAAATCAGCTTCTTTCATCGGAAGCTTTTTTTATGATTAAACATTTTTTAGTTAACCATTTAGTAGTATATTTGTGACAATAAATAATAAATATTATGTCAGAAAATTCCAACCAAAAAGAAGTAAGTTACACACCAGAACAACTTGCAGAATTTAAAGCAAAGCAGATTGCTTTCTTTGAAGATCAGTTACCATTACTACGTTTACAAACAGAGTATGAAGAATGTAAATCGCGTATTGAAATAGCGCGTTTAGATGGATTCAAATCACGCATTGAGTTCATGCAAATTAACATGCAACTTCAAGAAAATGAAGCAGCTGCTGAAAGTGATGAACCAGAAAAAAAAGCTGAATAGTTATGGCGAAGGCACTTGTTGTAAATAGACAAATCCCTTTATCATTGTATGACATCATTCGATTTCAGATTAATGAATATTGTTTCGTAAATAAAATTAGGTTAAGTCCAGCACAACAAGATTGTCTGGCTTTACTTGGTTTGTATGGTGAAATAAACATGTCTGATTTTTGCGAACAAGTTGTTACAGAAGATATTTTTGGTAATATGCAAACGACCAGAAATTTTATTACCAAGTGCGTTAAAGAAAAATTAGTTAAACGTAGTGGACTTGGTAACAAACTTGTTTCATTAACTGAAGAGTTGAACATACTTACAACTGGGAACATATTGTTAAACCTTAAAGTATTTCATTTTGAAACCAACAAAGGGTAGAACATTAATAAAGAAAACTGCAGATGACCTTGGGGTATCTGAAAGTCTAACACAAGACGTAGTAGATTTTTACTACTCTACTGTAAGAAAAAAGATTGAAGCAATGAAGCATACTACAATCTTTCTTCATGGACTTGGAACATTGAGATTGAGTCGAGTTAAATTAAAACGTGACATTACAGGGCTTAAAAAACTCTTGTCAAGTAATGAACAGGAAGACTTTAAAAAAGTTATTAGGTTTAAGTTCACGCAGGAACAACTAACTCAAAAAGAAGAAGCATTAGAAAATTGTAATAAATACTACGAACCATTGTATGAAAAGCGTAATAAAAATTTGGAAAGCAAAAGGGCAGATTCTGGAAGGGATCAAGAATAACATATTCAAAACTGATCACATAGAAGAAATTGCAGCAGAAAGAAAAAAGTTTTGTGAAGGGTGTATATTATTTGATGGAAAATGTGCAGTACCTGGAACCGGCCCTTGTTGTGGTGATTGCGGATGTTCAATGAAATTAAAATGGAGATCGTTGTCAGCAACTTGTCCATTGGAAGAACCAAGATGGAAAGCAATCCTTACCTTTGAGGAAGAATATATGTTACAACAAAAATTAAGAGAAGATGTTCCAGAATGATCTAATGACAGATTTTAATTTTGATGAGTTTGTAAAAAAAGAAGTATCAGCTTTTTATAGTAAAAAACTAGAAGGTGCAAGAGATATTACTATTCGGACAGGAGCAAAAGGACATGCTATGATAAACAAAACAATACGCCAAAGTCCAATGCGCGAGCATTTAAAAGCAGCAAGTGATTTAGGTGTAGTGACTGCAACCAGACGTAAACAATTATTTGGAATGTTGGATTCTGATGACGAAGAGATTCAAAAATTAGCAGAAGGAATTATTTTAGGATTAAAAATATAAACTATGGCAATTAAATTTTATGCAGATGATCACAAGTACGTAAGTGCTGAAGGAACAGAGCCAATAGATTGGATTAGTGTCACAAGATTAATACATCATTTCAAAGAACCATTCGATGAGATGGCAATGTCCATCGCTTGTTCTAAAGGAAAGAATCCAAAGTATGTTGGTAAAACTCCTGAAGAAATTCGTGCAATCTGGAAAGCTGAAAATACACGTGCTGTAACAGTTGGTTCCTGGTATCACGACCAACGTGAAAAAGATACATTGAATTGCAACACTATTACACGCAGAGGAATTGATTTAACGATCATCAATCCATTAATGGAAGGTAGTGTTAAGATTGCACCAGCACAACAATTAATTGAAGGCATACATCCAGAACATTTAATTTATTTAATGTCTGTGGGTATTTGTGGACAAGCAGATAGAGTTGAGGTTGTTGCTGATGTAATTGATTTGTATGATTACAAAACTAACAAGAAAATTGATACTGAAGGTTTTAAAAATGCACGTACAGGCAAAACTAAAAAAATGCTTGGTCCATTATCACATCTGGATGATTGCAACTTTAACGATTATGCATTACAGTTAAGTACATATATGTACATGATGTTAAAACATAATTATAATTTAGAACCTGGATTAATGCGTATCGATCATGTTGAATTTGAACTAGCTGGTTTAAATAAACATGGGTATCCAATTGCAAAATTAGATAAAGAAGGAAATGCAATGGTTAAAAGCATCACACCATACAACATACCATACTTGGAAAAAGAAGTAATTGCTATGTTTAAATATGTACAGTTAAACCGCGAAAAAATATTAGGAAATGGCCATTAAACTATTCGAACTTAAAGAAAAAACTCTTCTTCCTACAGAGCATTGTTATGCTATTGCAGAGTTCAAGAACATCATTGATAATTTTCCAGAGAACCACATAAAGGTTTTCTGTTACTTGTTTTACTTATCTTGTCGCAGTGAAGAAAATCCATATTTCAATAGACCACAAGATGGCCTAGATAGAGAGATTTTAAAAGACATTAAAGCTGACTTTGATACAGAAGATCCGTTGATTATAAAAGCAATGGAGAAAGCAAAGAGATTGTATGAAACGCCAACTGTACGTGCATACAATGGTATCGCAAATATGCTTGAAGAACTTGCTAATTATATGAACACTCAAACCATTACTGATGGTAGAGATGGTAACCTTTCGGCAATAGTTCAAGCTGCTAAAAACTTTGATGGAATTCGAAAATCATTTAAAGGTGTAGCAAAAGATTTGGAAGAAGAACAATCATCAAGAGCAAGAGGGGGAAGTCGATTATCTTATGATGATTAATACTTAAAATATGGCAAGTGATAAATTAGGTCCTATATACAAAGAAATACCCTGTTATGATAATGGGGTATGGGGATTTGTATCATATGAATCAAGAGAAGAATTTAAAAATGATTTGGAAACAAATTACTTTAAAGAACCCGGTGAATATGAATTTGATGAAACAATTCAAATCTTTCAGGAACCAGGAAATCACTTTAGAAAACATGGTTATTATACCAAAGCATTAGAAGGAAGCCGAGATTTTATTAATTACTGGGATGACCAAAAATTAAAATCTAGGAAAGGAGTATTTTTTAAAGTAGGAACTAAACAATGGTATTTACCACGTGATTACTATTTCTGGATTAACTTTTTACAAATACCAGACAAGGTTAAAAAGACAGATGACTTTACGGACATTTGGGATTCACAAATGCACATGGCGTTGTATGAATGGATAGGTGAATTAAATTACGAGCATGGCGTTGTTTTAAAGAAACGTCAGTTTGGTTCTTCATTATATCACGCTGCAAAATTGCTAAATGTACTTTGGTTCGAACAATCGCCAATACTAAAAATTGGAGCATCGTTATCAGCGTACATCACAGGTGTAACTGGTACATGGAAAATTTTACAATCGTATAGAATTTTCTTGAATAAACATACCGCTTGGTATCGTCCAATGAATCCAGGCGGTGTTGGAGAATGGCAACAAAAGATTGAGTACGTTGAGAATGGACGTAAGACTGAAAAAGGAAGAAAAGGGGTACTTCAATCATTATCATTTGAACAATCGGATACAGCAGGGGTAGGGGGTTTATGTACATTATTCTTTTATGAGGAAGCTGGAATTGCTAAATCGATGGATAACACATACGAGTTCATGCGTCCAGCAATGGAGTCTGGAGATATTACTACTGGATACTTTATTGCTGCAGGATCTGTGGGTGATTTGAAACAATGTGAACCATTGAAGAAATTCATGTACAAACCAAAAGGAAATGGCTTTTATGGTATAAAAAATAAATGGATTAATGATAAAGGCGTTACTGCTGAAACAGGATTGTTTATTCCTGAACAATGGTCAATGCCGCCTTTTATTGATGAGTTTGGAAACAGTAAAGTTGACGAAGCACTTGAATCAATTAAAGAAAAACGTATTCAATGGAAGAAAGATTTAGATCCAGAACAATATCAAATTCGTATTTCACAGCATCCAACTAACTTAGAAGAAGCATTTGCTTTTCGTGGTGAAAGTATATTTCCAACACAATTAATTAAAAGTAATAAACGTGATATTGAAGAAGGTGACTATCCATACAAATCATACAAATTAGAGTATGATACTCTTGGTGGAATTGTTGCATCATTAACAAACAAACCACCAATCAAAGACTTTCCAATACAAAAAGCAGCAGAAGACAAGACTGGTGTAATTCAAGTATGGGAAGAACCAGATGAAGAAAAAGATTTCTGTACAACATATTTTGCATCAGTCGATCCAGTTGGTGAAGGTAAAACCGTTACATCGGAATCGTTGTGTTCTATTTACATTTACAAAAATCCTGTACAAGTACAACGAGTAAAAGAGAATGGTGACGTTGAAGTACACATTGAAGGCGATAAAATTGTTGCTTGTTGGTGTGGTCGTTTCGATGACATTAATAAAACCCATGAACGTCTGGAAATATTAATTGAATGGTATCAAGCGTGGACAATAGTTGAGAACAACGTACCGTTATTCATTCAGTACATGCAATTCAAACGTAAACAGAAGTATTTGGTTCCATCATCTCAAATGGTTCTTTCTAAAGAAGTACAAGCATCAAAAACCCAATTCCAACAATATGGTTGGAGAAACGTATCAACGCTGTTTAAAACAGTTATGTTAAGTTACCTAATTGAGTTCTTAAAAGAAGAACTGGATGAGGAAGTTGATGAAAATGGTAAAGTGTACAAAAAGTATTTTGGTATCAGCAGAATACCTGATATTATGGCAATGGTGGAGATGGAACAATACCAACCAGGAGTCAATGTCGATAGGTTGATTTCTTTGGGTGCATTGATTACCTTTGTTAAAATTCAAGAATCAAATCGTGGTTTAAAGAAAAGAGTTGAATATGAAGACACTCAATATTTGGAAAATTCAGAAAATTTGTATAAATTAAATAGAAGTCCTTTTAAAAATATCGGAATGAACAAACAAAGTAGTAGCTTTACTAAAAGTAGAAACCCATTCAAAAATTTAAAATAGCATGGAGTTAATAAACGCAATGGACATTAAGAAAGGTAAAAAAACCAAAAAAAGTAAATTTGGTGTATTTACCCAACCAATACAGTTTTTACCTGCTGATGAAAAAGATGATGAGTGGTACAGACATAACATGGATTGGTTAGAATGGCAAGGAATTAAACAAATTTCTACCAAGGCTCGACGTATAATGAAAAATTATAAGTTGGCTAAAGGTACAATCGATAAGACTGATTACATTCCTACTGTAGAGAATGACATGACAGAGATGTTGGAAGTTCTTACTGAAGATCGTGATAGCGCAATGGAATTAAAATTCTATCCAATCATACCAAATGTAATCAATACACTTGTTAGTGAATTTGCAAAAAGAAATACACGTATTGATTATCGTGCTATAGATGAGTATTCTTTTAATGAAATCATGGATAAAAAAGTACAGGATATAAGTTCTGTATTGATTGAACATGCACAGCAAAAGTTAATGGCTCAAATGCTAGAAATGGGAATGGATCCTAATTCCGAAGAAGCACAACAACAACTTGATCCAGAAGCATTAAAAAAACTTCCAGGAATTGAAGAGTTCTATTCTAAAAAATATCAAACATTAGGAGAACAATGGGCTTCTAAACAACATGCAATTGATGTCAATCGATTCCGTATGGATGAAATGGAAGAAGTTGCTTTTAGAGATTCATTGATTGCTGATTGTGAGTTCTGGCATTTTAAAATGTTGGAAGATGATTACAATATTGAATTGTTAAATCCAGCATTAACATTTTATCATAAATCACCAAGCACACAATACATCTCTCAAGCAAACTGGGCTGGATGGATTGACATGTTAACTATTGGTGATGTAGTTGATAAGTATGGATACTTAATGACAGCAGATCAATTAGAAACACTTGAATTATTGCATCCTGCGCGTTCTGCTCGTTATATGATTGATGGTGTTCCAAACGATGGTTCTTTATATGATTCTGATCTTTCAGTTGATGAAAATAGAAAAACAGGAGTTGATATGAAACGTCATCTTTCTTACATGGATAATGCATACGATGCACATGATGTTGTGTCTTGGATCATTGGAGAAAGTGAACACACAGGACTTTTACATAATTCAGAAATGTTACGTGTTTCTACAGTGTATTGGAAAACACAAAGAAAGATAGGACACTTAACAAAGATTGATGCAGATGGTGCAGTAATAACATCAATTGTAGATGAGCATTATTTGGTTGTTGATCAACCAGTATATAACACCACATTCACTGAAAATAAAACTGAAAACAATTTAGTATTTGGTGACCACATTGAATGGATTTGGATTAACCAAACTATTGGTGGGGTTAAGATAGGTAACAACCGTACAATCTTTAACACAAGTCAAGATAGCGACTTTGATCCTATTTATATTGGTGTTGGTAGAAGAACTCCTGGACCATTACGTTTCCAATTTAAAGGTGATCAAACATTATACGGATGTAAACTTCCAATTGAAGGTCGTGTGTTTTCAGACAGAAATACTAAATCAATTTCATTAGTAGATTTAATGAAACCTGCACAGATTGGATTTAACATAGTTAACAATCAAATCTCTGACATTCTTATCGATGAGATTGGAACTGTCGTTGTACTTGACCAAAATGCATTACCAAAGCATTCTATGGGTGAAGACTGGGGGAAAGGTAACTTGGCTAAAGCATACGTAGCAATGAAAGATTTTTCTATGCTTCCATTAGATCCAAGTATTGCTAATACAGAAAGTGCAACCAACTTCCAACATTACCAAGTTTTAAACATGGAACAATCAAATAGATTGATGTCTAGGATTCAATTAGCTAATTACTTTAAACAACAAGCAATGGAAGTTGTGGGATTAAATCCTCAACGTATGGGCCAACAACTTGGTCAGATAAATACAGCAACTGGTGTAGAACAAGCAATGACTGGTTCATTTGCACAAACTGAAACATATTTTGCACAACACTGCGATCAGTTAATGCCGCGTGTACACGAGATGCGTACAAATCTTGCACAGTATTATCATTCAACAAAATCATCAGTTCGTTTGCAAGGAATGATTGCACAAGACGAAAGAGCAAATTTTGAAATCAATGGTACAGATTTATTACTAATTGACTTAAATGTATTCTGTAATACAAATGCAAATAATCGTGCAATCCTTGAACAGTTAAAACAATTATTTATTTCTAATAATACAACCGGTGCTTCTGTTTATGATTTAGGTAAACTTATGCAGTCGGACTCTTTAGGAACAATTAACAATGCATTAAAAGCAATTGAACAAAAAGCAGATGCTCGTCGTCAAGAAGAAGCTCAACAAGCACAACAACAACAAGAAGCTGAAATCCAAGCAAGACAACAAGAGAAACAAATGCTTATGGATCATGAATCCAGAGAGAAAGAAAAAGATCGTAGAAATCGTTTATTGGAAGCTGAAATTAAATCTTCTGGATATGGAGCTCAACAAGATATTAATCAAAATCAAGAATCAGATTACACTGATGCAATGAAAGAAATTAAATCTACTGAACAATACCAACAAACAATGGGGTTTAATCAAGAAAAAGAAAACAATAGAAACAATATTGCTCAACAAAAACTTGATTTGGATCGTGAAAAACTAGCAACTGATAGCAGAAACAAACAAATGGATTTTGCAATCGCACGTGAAAACAAGAATAAATTTGATCAGAAAAAACCTAACAAGTAATGATTTGTTAGGTTTTAACTATAGTATGTTTCAAAACTAAATGGTACTTAAAAATAGTTAAACATATTATATTTAAAAACCAATATTTTTGCGTATATTAATTATAGTCAGTAATAAAACCAACACATTATGACAGAAGAAGAAAAAGCAGCAGCTGATGTAGCTGCAAAAGCTTCCAATACAACGGTAGAGGAAGTTGATTTTGATAACTTGGATGAATTATTAGGAATTGATTCCGCATCGATTGTAACTGGTACAAGTACCAAACCTTCGGTTTTAAATTCAGGCAATGTTGACACATCGTTCCTTGACAATGACATTGATAGTGCTACACCAGAAGCATTAAAAGATGCGAGTAATGATCAATTAAAAGATGCAGTTGCAAATGCTGTAGATTCTAATTTATCTGATGATGAAGAAGATGAAGATGAAGCTCCTATTAACAAAGGTGGAAGACCTACGTTAAGCAAAGATGCAATGATTGAAGCAGCAAAAAGTCTTATCGAAGATGGTACGCTGCAAGCATTTGATGATGATAAATCTTTAGAAGATTATACGTTAGCTGATTTTAAGGAATTGATTCAAGCAAACATTTCTTCACAGGTTTCCAGTGCTGCACAGAATGCACCAGTTGAACTATTCAAACAATTACCTGAAGAAGTTCAAGCGGCTGTACATTATGCATTAAATGGTGGCCAGGATACAAAATCAATTTTTGCACAACTTGCAAAGGTTCAAGAAACTTTTGATTTAGATGTTACAGTTGAAAAAGATCAAGAAGATATTATCAGACAATGGTATCAAGCTTCTCAAACTTTTGACACAACAGAAGAAATTGAAGATGAAATTAATCTTTTAAAGGATAGAGGTGATCTTCAAAAATTTGCTGAAAGGTACAAACCGAAGTTAGATTCAAAACAAGCAGAGGTTGTTGAAAAAAGATTGAAAGATCAACAAGCATCAAAAATTAGAAAAGAGGAAACTCAAAAAGAGTACACGAATACAATATACAAAACACTGAACACTACAGAGCTTAATGGAATTCCATTAAATTCTAAAATTCAAAACATGTTGTACTACGGTTTAGTTGATTCAAGTAAATATCAAACTGCAGAAGGGAAACCTACAAATGCTTTAGGATATTTGTTAGAGCAACACCAGTTTGGAAAAAATGCAAATCCATCATTAGTTGCAGAAGCACTATGGTTGTTAGCAGATCCAGATGATTACCGAAGCAACATAAAACAAATAGGTAGCAAAGATGCCAATGCAAAAACGGTAAGAATGTTAAAGACAGAAGAAGCTTCAAGACAAGGTTCATCTTCAGTAACTGATACCAAAGAAGGAAGTAATCAACGTAGTACGTTGAAGAAAAGTGCAAGAAACATTTTTGCAAGATAAATTAGTAATTAATAAATAATAAATAAATGAGTACACCAGTTTTAAATAATGGTATGTTCCTTCGTGACAACCATTACACAGCGAGCTCTCATGTGGATTCTTACCACTTAATGAACTTGATGAAAGACGCACAACCTGATGATTTAGGTCCTATTGAATTATGGGCTCAAGTTAAAAAAGTTGAGATGCCTTTGTATCAAATGTCTTCTTTTAACGGTAAGAACGTAATTGAGGTTCAACACCCAAGAGGTGAGTATAAATGGAGCACACCAGTTTCTGAAGAACTTCCGTTCATTGTTGAGGATTTAGATCCAAACAACACGAGCAAAGGTTTAGATGGTACACCGTTTAAAATCAAAATGAACAAAAGAACTTTTGGTCATGGTGATATAATCACTTATGATAAGTTCAATGGTAAAGAGTTATACATCACTGACGAGGACATCCTTGATTTAGGTGATGGTGTAATCTATACAGTTCAAATGCCAAACAATGATTCTGAAGGTGTATTTGATAACCGTTTCTTGACGAACAACACGTATTTCTTTAGAGTAGGTTCTGCTCGTGGTGAGTATGGTGAAAGATATTCTGATCTTTCTATGACTCACTCAACTCGTGAGTTCTACAATTACGTAGGAAATTCAGATGCACACGTGCATTACACAATCTCTTCTAAAGTTAAATTGATGGAGAAAGGTGGTATGAAAGTAGATGGTTCAGTTCCTGTAACTGAAATCTGGAAAAACTTTGATACAACTATGGATCCTTCTATCAATACATTAGAAGGTATGGTAAAAGACAGAGGTGTTGATTACGTGAAAAAAGCACAAGAAAATGGAAATCTTGTTCGTTCTTTCATCACGAAATTAGAAGCAGCGCATCTTTCTAAAATTGCTTATGACATCGAAACTTACCTTATGTGGGGTAAAGGTGGTCGTATCAAGCAAGATGGACCAGATGATCTACGTTTATCAGTTGGACTTTGGAAACAATTAGATTTGTCTTTCAAACATGTTTACAACAAAGCTGATTTCCGTTTAGACATCTTCCGTTCTGAAATCTTCAACTTCTACAATGGTAAAGTTGACTTCCAAGGACCAGACTCTCAACGTCAGTTGATCGTACAAACTGGTATGGGTGGTATGAGATTAATCAATGAAGCTATCAAACGTGAAGCAATGTCTTCTGGTTTGGTTATGAATGCTAAAGAACTTGGAGCTGTTAAGAACCAAGGGATGGATTTAGGTTTCGGATTCTCTTTCACAGAGTACATGATTCCTTTCTTGGCAAACATCAAGTTTGTATTGAACCCTGCTTTCGATAACTTGCAAAACAATGAAATCGAAAATCCAATCATCGATGGTCATAGATTGTCTTCTTATTCATTCATCATTTTCGACATCACTGAAAATGGTAATGATAACATCAAGTTGTTAAAATCAGCTTGGAATAAAGACCTTCAGTGGAGATACGTGAATGGTACTATGGATTACCTAGGAAGAACTCAAGGGTTTGCTTCATCTGGTAACTTCAATGGATACCAAATCTACATGACGCAAGCAATGCCTGCGATCAAAGTAGAAGATCCTACTAAAGTATTGAAAATCGTTATGAGAAATCCTTTAACAGGTGGTTCTTTATAATTAGAATATTCACTAAAAGAAGGAGCTGGTAACCACCAGTTCCTTTTTTTTAAACTTAATTATTATGTCTTTAGTAAAATTAAACGCGTTAAAAACGCCAACTGTTTTAAAAACTGCAGATTTCGAAACATTTGAATTTGCAAGATTAGCACATTTGAACAGCTTAATGGATCAAATTAATGCTGCAAATGGAGCTGTAAAAGCAGCTGGTGCAGTAACTTTAACTCCTGTAGCAACAGGTGCAACGGTTGCACAAACTATTACTACGGTTAATGCAAATTTAGTTTTGATTGAAACAAAATTAAATTTGATAATCGCAGCATTATCATAAATTGCAAAGCAGCTTCTTCGGAAGCTGTTTTTTATTAAATTTGTCAGTACAAAAATAAACCAACGAACATGAGTGCAAAAAATTTAGGAGCATTAGGAAAAATCGCTATCAAACCATTTAGCGATCCAGATGTAGAGAATATGGGATTAGAAAATTATAACTATGTAGTTTTCCCAAATACGTTTCAAGTAGAACCACTTGCAGCAATTGAACAAAACGGTAAGATTCGTTATTTGAACGGATTGTATGAGTTTGCACCAGAGATTAAACAAATCACTGATGAAGCTAAAAAGAAAGCTGTTATTAAAGACATTAGAGAAACCGTTGCTATGCTTGAAAGAGAAAGAGCGTTTAATCACATTGATGTTGATGACAAAGACTTTTGGAGTAAAGTAGAAATGTTTGGACCAAACAATTCTGAAATTTGGAGTAAGGTATTATTGAAATTAGGAAACGATGATGTTTATTTGGATCCTGTAAATAACCTTGACCATTTACTTATCATCAAAGGTATTGAGAACGGTGGCTTTTCATTAGTTGCAACAAGCTGGGAAGATTGTAAAAGAAATAAAAAGAAATGGTATTTAGATAGACAAATCGATACTATGGCTAACAAAGTTTCTTCAGTTAAATTGAAAAATAAAGCATTGGCTTTATTGAATACTTTGTCTGATGAAGATCCAAGAAAACTATATTACATTGCTAAAAACATTGTTAAAGATAGTATTCAGTATAGCAATAGAACATTGCCTGATACAGTTTATTCTAACTTGGATTCATACATACAAGGATTGTCATACGATAGCGATAAAAAGCGTTGTGCTTCATTGTTTATTGAACATGCAGAAATGTCACATGATGTACTTAAATTAAAAGCAATTATTAAAGATGCATCTTTCCATAAATACATTATCGTTAAAGCGGATGGTGTTTTATATGAAGAAACTGAAAACATAATGCTTGGAAGAAATAGTGCAGATGTTTTAGAATTTTTAAACAATCCATTGAATGAAGACATCCTGGACAAATTGATGGCCAGAGTTGAATCATTATGGGCTAAATAAATTGAAATGGCAAAGACAACAGCTAGTACAAAAAAATCAGATTGTGCAGAAAAGGTTAAAAAATCTTTTCAAGCAGGAATGATGATTGGTCGTAACATGAAGAAACCGGTTACTAAAAAGAAAAAGTAATGGCAAAGGTTAAAAAGGGAATGGGTTTTAAAGCAGCACAAAAAAACATTGCATCTAAACAAGGTGTATCAATGGAAAGTGCTGGTGCAATATTAGCATCATCTGCACGTAAAGCATCACCTGCCGCAAAAAAAAAGAATCCAAATTTAAAAAAGGTTAAAGGATGAAAAATTCAGTAATCAAAGTAAAAGTTAAACAGCGAATGAATAAACTTGCTAGTAATGACTATGATAATATCATGGACTGGCAAATCGTTGAAGCATTTAACAAAGGTATGATTGGTTGGTGTCGAAGACAAATCCAAGGAACTAATCTTACAAAAACTGGAAACGAATCTTCAAATAGACGTATAGATGACATTCAAGTGTTACTTACGACTCTTTCTATGCAGTTTGGAAAGAAAGATGGGTACTATGCATCAAACTCTTTTCCTAAAGATTATTTCCAGTGGAAACGTATTAGTGCTAAAATGAAAGCAGACTGTTGTGAACCAAGACCTGCTATGATCTATTTAGCTGAAGAAGGAAATGTAGATGAGTTATTACGCGATGTAAATAAGAATCCAAATTTTCAATGGGCTGAAACTTTTTGTACAATGGGTGGTAATGTAATTAAAATATATACCAACAATAAATTTGATATTCAAGATATAGTTTTAACATACTTTAGACAACCAAAAAGAATCCAAATTTTAGGAACTGTAAATCCATATACAACCGAACCTTCTTTAGAAGAAGTTGAATGTGAATTTAAAGAGGATGTCATTGAATTATTAATTGATGAATGTGTAAAAATTATTACTGGTGATATTGAAAGTATTACTGCAAATCAAATTGCTGAACAATCCGTAGAGCAAAATAATTAATCGTGTAATCAATAAATATAAATAAAAATGGCAGTAGCAAAGAAAAAAGCCGCACCTGCAAAAGGAGCATGGGTTCCACCATGGGCGAAGAAAGCCGCACCAGCAAAGGCTGGAGCAAAAAAATCAATGCCTAAAAAATCAATGGGTGGATCATCTAAAAATAAATGTTAAGAAAGTCTTGCATTTTTGAAAAACATTTTGTATATTATTTACTTAATGTATTATTTAATAATTAAAAACTGTAAAAAATGAGTTATTTCAATTCATCCTTTCGCAAGTCTTTTGTAGGCTCAAAGGGTACTCAAGCATCAGTTGCTAACACAACTGTAGCATTAAACAACGGTTTCGTAATCGAAGCTGGTGTTCACACAAGAAGTTTATCAAAAGCTGCTGCTCCTTATGGATTAGGTGCAGGAAGTTATGGTTTCTTTGATCCAAAAACTTTCAAATCTGTTTTAACAGGTGTTGTTGGGGGTAGAGCGGTTCCATTACATTTAGCGGCTAGTTCGTTAATGAAAGATGACAAAATCGGTCCTTTCCATGGTGGATACAATGAAGCAAACAAATCAAAATTGATTAATCCGTTGCACATTAACAAATTCTTTAAAGTTGTTGGTGCTGCAGCTGAACAAAATATTGTTCATATCGGTGCTACAAATTTAGATAACATTGTTGCTGCAATTACAACTCCAGGTACGATCACTACGAATGGTACGTTTCAAGACTTACCAACAACTGGTGGTGCTGGTTCTGGATTAACTGTTGACATTACTGTTGCAGGTGGTGTTATTACTGCAGTTGCTGTTCATGATAGAGGGAATGGTGCGTATGTTTCTACCAACGTATTAACAATACCTACAAATGCTCTTGCTGGTTACACAGCAACAACTGCTCCAACAATCACATTGACTGTTGCTCCTTCTTGTGCAAACTTTGATTTCTTGTGTGGTGAAACATACAACTTGAGATTAGACTTGTATGGTTCTCCAGTATTAAGATTGTTAAATCATGATGCTTACAGAACATTAGCTGCTTACACAGGATGTTGTGCAAATGGTGCGGTTCCTTCTGCTGTTGATTCTACAACAGTAATGATTGATTGGGCTAAACAAATCATGGAAGATGTTTTCTTGAAAGATTTCATTCAACCAATTGTTTACACTGAAGCAGGTGTTAAATTAGATACATTGGCATTAATGGACGCTTACGTTCCTGTTGCTCACGTTGCTGGTAAAGTTGCTGGTTTACGTTTAGTTGGTGCTTACATCGATACTGAATTTGGAGTTTGTTCTTTCCAAAAATCTGATTTCCAAGAAAGAGAGATCGTAAGAATCAAAGCATCTTTGACAGATTTAACTGGTCTTCCATGTGACTTCAAAGGTATTTGTGTTCAAGAAGAATTTGCTGGATTTGCTGGTCAAGGTTTTGGTAGAACTGTATTGAAAGACGTTATCTTAGATGAGTCTTATTTACAAAATCATTTCCATGATGATGCAAGATTACGTCAAATTAATCAAGGTGATCAATTATTTACTGCAATTCCTAATGTGTTATATACACGTTACGTAATTCAGCACGTAGTTCCTCGTCGCAATAACCCATCAAGTGTTTATGATGATGATCAATATTCATTGGTTATTTATGTACCAACTGCTTCGGGAGCTGCTACAGATTTCGAAACATTTATGGCTGCATGGTTAACTGCTGCTGGACAAGGTGTTGCTTTAGAAACATTTGCTCACACAGCATTTACTGCTGCTGTATTGTAAGAATTAAAATTAAGTTTCTTCATAAAAAGGAGGATGGAGGTTTCTCTATTCTCCTTTTTTTTTAACTTTGACATTATGACAAACAAATTAAGTTTAAATATTCCTGATATTCAGACGGATTGCATCCTTCGAATTGAAGATACAAGTTGGTATGATCCGATTATGCCATACGTCTGTCCTACACTTCAAGTGTTAGTTCCTGGATTTAAAGATTGTGTGGAATTTAATTCTACCACTGTTCCTATAGTAGTAGAAAAGGGATTCATCTTTAATTTGAATGCGTGTGAATTAAAACTTCAAAGCGGACAATGCGGTGTATTATTTAATGAACTACCTGATGGTGTTTATGTAATAAAATATTCTATATCACCAAACGAACAATTATACGTAGAGTATAATCATTTACGCATAACTGCAATCAAAAAACAACTGAAAGCAGAGTTATGTAAATTACAATTAGGTGCTTGTGAACCAGGTGCGGAAACAGATGCAAAGTTTAAAGACTTAATGCGTATTAGTGGATACATAGATGCAGCAAAAGCAAGTGTTGAATATTGCTTGGATGCAGAAAAAGGTATGGTTATATTTAACTATGCTAAAAAATTATTAGATGCTTTTTCATGTAAAATATTTTAATTATGGCAATTTCATGTTCAAACTGCGGTACGTGTACGTGTGGCGGTTCTTATTTAGTAGTAGCATTAAATGGAGCACAGTGTTGTTCTGTATGCGTTAATTTGTATAACACACAAAATACACCAGTACAATCTGTACCACCAGTTGCACCAACTATTAAAACTAAACAGTAATGATACTTGATATACTTACAGGGTTTCAACCAAGGTTTCTTTATTTTGATTTAGAGGACTACGCTGGTACATATTACACTTTTAGTGATGATGCCGCGTATAATGATAATAATGAATATTATCAACTCGTTCAATGTTGTAATGATGAACCTTGTAATATTGGTGGTCAACCCACAATATTTTCTTTTAATGGTACAGCTAATACAGTACATCCAGATGATTTACTACAAAAAGTTATTACCTCAATAACTGATGAAAGCGGTAATATTGTTTGCGGTTGTTTTAAATTAGAAGAAGGTTGTTTGGTTGAAGGCATTAATGTAATTCCTTTTACAGAGTATTTTGCACAAGTAACAACAGTTGAAACTTGTGAAGAATGTCTTCCTGAACAAGTTATAATGGATGAAGGATTAGTAGTTACTAAAAAAATTATTTATGCTGAACCTGATTACAATAAATTAGATCCTGAAAAAGTCGAAACAATTATGTGTACTTTTGCAAGTGTTATTTTTAAAGAAATTCAGACATTAAAATTTGGAATTAAATTTTGTTGTCCTTCTGATTTTACATCAGCAAAAATTGATATGGAAGTTTTGAAATTAGATTTAATTACAGACAACTCTATTTGTTGTCCATAGATTTGCTTTTTATTAAAAAATTAATTATATTATAGTATGGGAAGACCGACAAATACAAAACCAACAGGATGCGTCACTACATCAAGTAATTGTGTAGTATGGCAAGGACCTGATATTCCTTTTTTACATTTATGTACTGGGGATACTATTAGTGACGTATTAGCACAATTTGCAGAAAAGATTTGCTTGTTATTAACATACACAGATGTTAACAACTATGACGCTTCTTGTATTGTAGATACTTGTGATATGAAAACATTTATAGATTTAATTCAAGCAATTTTAGATGAGTTATGTATAATTAAAACTGGCGGTGCATCTACTACATCAACTGGAACTGTTGCTTCAGGTTGTCCTGATTGTGAAATTGTAGTAGCTGGTTGTTTTGAAAATGAAGTTGGTGGAACTGTTACACAAATTAACAACTACGTTAGTTTAATTGGATTAAAGGTGTGTGAGTTTTATAGAACGCTTCAAAATCAAAATCAAACTATAGCTAACATGCAAGTTCAAATTTTATCTTTACAAACAAAAGTTGATGCATTAATTACAGGATAATGGGAAATTCAATTAATATAAATAATCCAGTATGTTGCAACACTACAGTAACTCAAAGTTCTTGTGTTGTTTGTAAACATCCATTGGAGTATTTGATAGATCAAATTTATAATTCTGATGTTAATCATGACATTAGTAATTTTATTGCAAAAGCAACAACGCTTTTAAATACAGGTATCATTGCATCAAATGATGCTGGTATTTGTTGTCCTGACTGTAATGATAAATATGGATTTTATTTTTTAGGTGGATTAGCTAAATTTAATGCATTAGCAGTAACTTTTAAATTTAATACAACGTCAGTTTCATGTAAAGCACCATGTTGTTTAAATATTTATATAGATAAAGCTACACATGCAATATATAGCAGCAATATTAAAATTAAACCAGATTGTTGTAATACCAGTTTTACATCTGATGTAGCAATTCTTGGACAAATGATAAATAATCCTGCATTGTTTTCAGCAATGGGATTAATTGAATTTAACACAATAAGAGAAGCTTCTTCTATAGGAACATTGGTAACATCTATAGCAGCAAAATATTCAGGTATAACTGAAACAGAATGGAGTGCAATATTCACAGCATTATTTGATACATTAGGTATAGTGGTTAAATGTTTTGATTGTGGAATTATAATTGCCAGCGCAAATACTTTTAATTCTTGGGCTGTAGCAAATAGTTATAATGATAAATCATGTTCTTAAATAAAAAATTATGTCAGTAGATTGTTTACCAGCACCATGTATAAACCCATTGGTGTTTTTAATAAAAGAAGTATTTGGAAGAGTTTCTGATGGGGTTTCAATGACTACAAGTTTAGATTCAGTTTTAGATTCTGGAATTTCTATTACATCTAGCGAAAATTTTTGTTGTCCTGATTGTAATTCAAAAAATGGTTTTTATTTTTTAGGTTCAGCTTATCGTTTTAATGATTTAATTGAAGAAAATGGTTTAGGTAATACTTTACCTTATGGTGTTCCTGAAGCTACTCCTTTTGATGTAAATCTAAAATACAGATGTTGTGTTAATTATCAATTACCTGTAGAACTTCGTGGTGAATATTTTAATCAATTTAAACCAACAGAAACTCAAACAAGCAATAATTTAGTTTATGATAAAACACCTACGTGTTGTTCAAATGATTTTGCTGCGTCAGTTCAAGAATTATTTATGTTAACTGGCACTGATACTACTGTTTTATTTGGGGGATTAGTTGAAGCATCTACGTTTAACGGAAAAAGTGGATTAGGTATTATGCTTAATCTTTTAAAAACAATTTCACCTGCATTAAGTAAATTAGATTTAAGTGCATTTTTTATATTATTAATACAAAGAGGTATAGTTATACAATGCGATGGTTGTGATACAACTATTATGACAACTGCTCAATATCGTTCATACATAACAGGGTATTTCTATAATCGCTACTAAATAAAATTAAACAATAAAATTATGGGATGTTCATCATGTAATCAAACAACACCAACTCCACATGTACCATGTGCTGAATGTAATCCAGTTGCGTGTGCAGTTCCGCAACCTTGCGTTGAAGTTGTATCATCTGAATGTGTATTACACGTTGGTGAAAATAAATTTTGTGGATCAGATAAGATCTATTCTAAAGGAGATTCCCTTGCAAAAATATTTTCATCTATAACAGATTACTATTGTGATAAAACACATACGCCTGAAGATAAAATTGTAGGTGGTGTAACTATTTATAATGCTGGCGATGATGTTAATACATCATTGGAAAGCGTAGTTGATTATTTTCAAAATTTATTTTCAAATTTACCATCGCCTACTGGTGCAACTATTATTGATATTACACATGCGAATTTATTAAATTTAAAAGTAACTAATGCATTACAACGTGGTGAATATTACAGAATAACTGATTTTACTACAATGTATGATTTACCTGAATATTCAAGTCCTGCTACACGTGCTCTTCCAACAACGTTACAAACTGAAACAGTAAGTCCGTTAATTGTATTTGCATTAAGTTCAAATCAATTACAACTTGAAGCATTTGATGTTGCATACCCAAAAGATATTATTCATTATCAACTTGAATACACAACTCCTGTTGGTGGCTTTACTACTTTAGGACGTATTCTTTATCGTAAAGATGAATATGGAAATGAAACAGATTATGATCACAGACGTGTTAAATTTAAAAGATATAAAGATGCATTAGGTGTATTTTCATCATATTATGATTTAGGTTTAGGTAGCCAATTATTTCCTACATTTAATTTTAGTGGATTTAATAGAGTTAGAAATACAAGTATAGCAGCTGTAGCACAATCTTACGTTAACTTGTTTGATTTACCTAATATTGTTTTTGCAAAATCAGCGGATAATGTAACATTTAAAAATGATTCTGAAAACGGAACTTTTTTAGATCATGTATATAATACATCATTTTCTGGTGAATTTACTTCAAATTTATTTACAGGTACTTGTACAAATGTATCATTTACTGGATTATTTAGATTTAATAAAATTAATTCAATGCTTAATGTAACAGGTTTATTATTTGATGGTAATATTACTGTAAATACATTTAAAAATACATCGATAGAAATTGATGTAGCAACTACAGATTTTACACCTGCATTACACGTTTATGCAAATTATAATAAAAAACTGTTTATGAACAGTGCCAATGGATTAAGGTTATCATATTATGATTCTGTAGATTCTGAACAAATTGCTAATATAACAGATTAATTATTAAGATATGTCAAATTCAAGTTTTCAAATTATTGTTGTTCCGTTGGCTATTAATAGACCAGCATTAGGAACTTTGCCGCATGTTGCATATTATGTAGATGTTGATGATAAATATTATGTATGGAGAAATTCAGCATGGGAAGAAATCTTTGGTGTTCCTGTAAATGGTATTAATGGTGTTAAAGGTGATCCAGGTGAAGATGGAAAATCAACTTTAAATGGTGCGGTTGTACCATCAAATGCATTAGGCGTTGATGGAGATTTTTACATTAACACTGTTACATTAGATTTATATGGACCTAAAGCCGCAGGCGTTTGGGGTTCAGCTACATCAATGCGTGGTTCTAATGGTACTAATGGTACAAACGGAACTAATGGTTCACAAGGACCTACAGGGCCATCTGGCCCCACAGGTCCAACCGGAGCTACTGGCCCAACTGGTGCTACTGGTATTCAAGGTAACCCTGGAGTTTCTCCTGGTGGATTAACTTGGAAAGGAACTTACAATGCAGCTACAACTTATGTTACAGATGATACTGTTTTGTATAATGGAGCTTCTTATTGGGTTTATAATGGACCTGTAACTGGAGTTACTCCAACAGCTAATGGAGCAGAATGGGCTTTATTAAGTACAGGTGGTGCAACTGGACCTACTGGACCTGCAGGTATTACAGGTCCAACTGGATCAACAGGACCTGCCGGCCCAACAGGACCTGCTGGACCTACTGGGTTAACAGGTAGTGCTGGCGCAACTGGAAGTATTGGAGCAACTGGTCCAATTGGACCAACTGGTTCGACAGGAGCAGCTGGACAAAATGCTGTAACATGTGTAGTTTGGAACGGTCCTTTAACTTTTAGTACTGGTTTAAAAACATTTACATTATCTCCGGCTATTAATAATCTTGGATGGAAAATAGGAACTCGCGTAAAAATTTGGTTAGAGAATTCTTTTTGGATGGAAGGGATTGTAAATAATCTTATTGCCAATCCAACATCTACTGTAGTTATAAGTGTTGATTATGTAGTAGGTACAGGAACAATTACTGACACTTTTAATTTATGTATTGCTGGTGATCGCGGTGCTGTTGGAACAACTGGTCCTGCTGGAAAAACTGTTTTAAATGGAACAACTGTTCCAAGTAATATTTTAGGTGTTAATGGTGATTTCTATTTAGACACAACTACATACATTATGTATGGACCTAAAGCAGCTGGAATATGGTCAACTCCTGGTGTACAGTTAAGTAATCAATACATTATACCAAGTAAAACACAAGCAGAGATGCTTGCATTAACTGTTCCTGTTGGTTATCAAGTTTATAATACAGAAAAAAATGCTGTTTATACATATAGTTTAAGAACAACTTTTTATGATTCATTTACTGGAGTTTATTCATATACTTATGGTTGGGTTTGTGATTCAATTCCAGAAATATTTACTGTAACTGGTAGTTTTATATTAAGACCATGGCATAACAATAGTATTATTTATGTTAATTCCTCTAGTGCTGTAATAATTAGTACAAAAACATCAAGCTTTCTTAATGCATTGCCCCCTGTTGGATTTACATGTACAATTATTAGACAAGGTACAGGTGAAGTAAGTTTTGTTGGTGGAACAAGTGGAGTATCACCAGCACAACCGGAAATACTTAATTCAACTGGTGGTGAAAAAAGATTAAGAGTACAATATTCATTTGCAACAATGACACTTAATTCAGCCGGAGTTTGGTTTTTAGGTGGTGATTTAAAAGTATAATTATGCAAAATCATATAGGAACATTAAGACACAGAGATGTTGGTGTAACCCCTCCAATTACTGGTGGGGTTTTACAAATTGGTACAGGTTCCACACGTGTTTATAATTTGATATTAAATGGTTCAGATCAGTATGGTAAGACCGCTGTTATTTGGAAAGCTGCTGAATTAGGTGGTGCTAAAACTATTACAGCCATAAGTTTGTATTTTAGAAGTTATGCAACACCTAGATCTTTTCCTAATCAAGTGCTTAAACTAGCAATGGTTGATCAAGCTGTTTTTAGTGCAAGTCCGGACATGTCATTTGCAGGATTAACTCTTACTGGATTAGTTACTGCTAAAGCTGCTTTTACATTTGGAATATCAAATAATAATGTATGGTATCAATTTACACTTGATACTCCTTTTGTTTATGATGGCGTAAAAAATCTTATGCTGGTTTGGGAAAATAACTGGGGTACATATCAAGGAGATTCTGGTGGTAATGATGGATCTACTATTATAAGTTCTGTTATAACAAAAGCAAGTGCTACTGCACCGGTTACAGGTGTAGGTACATTGACATCAAATAGACCAAATATTAAAATACATTATTAACTTTGAAAAAAAATTAATCATGGGAGATTGCGAAAAAAATAGTTTATGTTCACCTGTTCCTAAAGGAGTACGTGGACCACGCGGTTTTAAAGGTGATGCAGGGGAGAAAGGAGAGAAAGGAGAACAAGGTTTAGCTGGACCTCAAGGACCTTCTGGTTCTGGTGGAGATAAAGGTGATAAAGGTGATCCTGGACAATTAGGACCATCAGGACCTCCAGGAAAAGATGGAACGTCAGGACCTTTAGGACCAAGTGGTGCTTCTGGTGTTAATGGTACTGATGGATTACAAGGTGCACCTGGACTTAAAGGTGATCAAGGTTTGCCAGGTGATAAAGGTAAAGATGGAAACTATGTTTCTGTTGTTGCTTCACAAAATATTGGATGTAGAGGTGGTGCTCAAATTGATTTGCACAATGGAACTGATAATGCAGTAAGTCAATCGTTTGTTATTGAAAATGGTTGTAATGGATTCGATGGTAGAGGTGTAGCAGTATTTGTTAGCCCAGCAAGTGGTTTTCCTGGTGGCGGTCCTAATGGTGAACCAACAAATGTAACTTTTCAAAATGTTTATGCGGCTATTCCAGGTTTTACTACTAACTTTATCGACACAACAGCTGTAGGTGGAACGTATGTTGCAAATAAACTACGTGCTGGAGATATTTGGATTAAACAATAAATATGGGAAATTATAAAGTTTTTGATGGAACGGATTGGTTAGATCCATGTTTCCATGATATATATTTTTTAGATCAACAACTTGGATGGCAAATACTTGATCCAAACGCAAGAAATATTAATTATCATGATGGTACAATGACAGCTGGTTTTCCTACGTGGAAACCAATAACCTGTATATGTACTTGTCCTGAATTTAGTATTCCTGATCCAACAACAGGTAAGTGTCAAGCACTTCAAACACCTGTTTTTCCAGGTACACCACAAGTTATTAAAAAAGCTAGTCGAAATGCAGCTTATAATAAACTAGGTGTACTTTTATTTAAATCTTTAGGTGATTTAACTGCACCTATATTTTCACTACCTTTAACTTATGTTGGTAGTGTTATTAAAGATAGTGCTTCGACAACAGTTCCTATATTAAGTACAACTGAAAGTGATTTGTGGGGTAGAGATATAGGTGCTTCTAATATACCACTTGGTCGTTTAAATAATGCTGGTGTTTGGAATAGAGATGATACTACACTAGTTGATCCAGGTGAAGAATTTTCATTTAATGTATGTTTTAATATAGCAACATCTAAAGAATATATATGTGCTATTTCTGGTGACAACTATGTAAAATTAGAAGTAGCATTAAATACAATTGGTGGAGTTGGTCCATACACAACAATATTTGATGGAACTACTTCTAATCAAGGAGATCGTTGTTTTTTTAACTTATTTGCTTTTCCTATTACATTGCCATCAGGTAATCACGTAATAAGACTTACTGGTAAAAACTTTAACGGACCTGTAAAGTCACAAGCAGCTATTCTTGCTGAAATATATGATATACCATTAGCTACTTTTCAATCAACTTTGTTAAAAGCTACAAATGTTGAAGCTGATATTAATCCATACATATATTTTTCATCAAAAAATTTAATTGGTATAGCAACCGCACCTAGTGGAACATTATCAAGTGAATATTCGTGTCCAGTAGGAGTATTAGATGTATGTGCTGGTGTACCAGTTTGTAGAATAGATGTAGATTGTCTTGAAAATGGCGGTGTTCCAATTGTACCACCAACACCTCAAATTGATGAATCAACCGAAATTAATATTTGGTTTGATGATTCAGGTTCAATGGGTAGTACTCTTAGTCCTTTAGAAACAATGCAAAGTACTATTTTGCAAGCTTGTTTAATTCAACTTTATAATAATGATGTAGCACTTTATAATGAAAAAGTTAAAGTGTTAAGTATGAATAATACTCAAGTAACTGGAGCTTCTACTTTTGAAGCATTTGCTTTATGTTTAGGAGCTGATAGAAATATTAGTAGAACACTTGATCCAAGTACCAATCTTGTAATTAACTTAGTTTTTTCAGATGAAAATACTCCATACTGGTATGGAAATGCAGGTAGTCCAACATGGGATAATACGGTAAGAAGAGGTGAATGGGGTAATGATGCTTCAAAAAGATATGATGCAGATATTGTTCAAGTTAAAACTAATTTAGCAAATGCGGCAACTCAAAACTATGATATCAGAGGTTGTATGTTTAGAATAAATACAGGACCAAATAGTTTTCAAGGTTTTAGGTCATTGGTTCAAGCAACATTTATAGATGAAGGTGCTTATACAAATCCTTATAATTTATCAGCAGAGTTTGCAGCAAACATATATAAATATCGATTAGATACTGTTGCTGGAAGTACAGCTGTTTATTATAAAAATGAAATTGTTTCTGCTTTAAATGATTTAGGTATAAATTTATCATGTCCATAAATAAAAAATCATGTGTATAAAATGTAAAGTTAAAACTTGTAAAGGATCTTGTCAAAACAACGGTTCTTTAAATAATTCAAACGGAAGCAATAGTCTTGGTGGAAATGGAAACAGCGGTTTTGGCGGTGGTTCAAATGGAAGCAATGGCTCAAATGGAAATAATGGTTTTGGTGGAAACGGTTTTGGTGGAAACGGAACTAATGGTAATAATGGCGGTGTTGGTGGAAACGGTGCTAATGGCGGAGCTGGTGGAAACGGTGCTAATGGAGCAGGTGGAGCTAATGGTGGTACTGGAGCCGGTGGTGGTGCAGGAGCTGGTGGAGCAACAGGATTAAGAGGACCTCGTGGTTTTCAAGGACCTTCAGGCCCTCCAGGTCCAGCTGGTGTTGGAAGTGGAACTCCAGGTCCAGCTGGCCCTCAAGGAAATCCTGGTCAACAAGGTCAACCAGGAAATCCCGGACAAAATGGTGCACCAGGTCAAATTGGACCTGCTCCTACAATAACTATTGGTGTTGTCACACAAGGAACAACACCTGCAGTAGCAATTACTGGAACCAATCCGTATGCATTAAACTTTACTCTTCCTAAAGGAGATCCGGGAAGTCCTGGTTTAGCTGGTGCAGCTGGCTCATTGGGTATTCAAGGAAACATGGGTGCTAATTCAGTTCTCTATAAGAAAGGTGACGGTGCGGTTGCCGGTACGGTTGGTGTTAGTGCTGCAACAACTTATGCTGGCGTTACACAAATAGCACTTAGTCATACTACAATAAATGGATATGGTGGTACTATAGGTGCTATAAATGGTGGGATACAATGGGTGGTAGGAATTGTAAAAAATAGTATTATACAATTAGTTGATGCTCAAAATTCTGCAAACTTTGGTATTTATAAAGTTGATGGATTTGGAGTTTCAGGTAATACCCATATATATGTTGTAACTTTAATACATGGAAATGGAAGCATTCCGGCTGCTGGTATAGAAGTTAGTGTATCATATAATGTTCCAGGACAAGATGCTATACCAAATACAGGTGGTGGTAATTCAACAGCTCAAGCTGCAGGTGCAGGTTTATTTCCTGTAGGTGGTGTTATTCCATGGGCTGGTGGCATAGGTGTTGCTATTCCAATAGGATGGTTGCTATGCGATGGTCAAGTAGTTTCTAAAATTACTTATGGTGATTTATGGGATGTAATTGGTACTGAATACGATTTAAATCCAGTGCCCATAAATACATTTTCGGTTCCAAATTTAATTGATAAAATTCCTTATGGTGGAACAGCTGCAAATACTGGAACTGAAGTTGGAGATAATGCTATTGTTGGAACTATTACCGGAACTATTACTGGTACTGCTGCTGTTACTTTAACAGGTACAGCATCTGTAAATGTTGGTGTTGCCAATCTTCCAAGTCACGTTCACTCTTTAGCATCAACTGATGGATCTACTGCAAATATTATTGCTTCTGGTTCTCACAAGCATAATATTTTTAGAAGTGATGGTGTAGGTGAAGGTAGTTATACATCAATGGATAAAGATTGGGTAGATAATCCTGATTATGAAGATGTTGATAATCCAGGAGAATTTGATTTATTTATTACTCCAACAACTCACATTCACGAAAAAGAATATTTTGCTGGTAATACTGCACCTTCTGGTGGCACTGGTTCTCCTACTCCTGCTAGCGGTACTATTTCAGGAACTGGTGCTGGACCAGTTACTGGTACTGCAACAGGTACATCATCAGGAGATAACAGACAAAAAAGTATTACAATGAGATATATTATAAAATATTAAACGCTGTCACAGAGAGGTTGGTTTATGTGGCTGACTAGAATTGGTCCTGGGATAATCTGGGGCCAATTTTTACTCTTTGTATTTTGAACCCTCTAGGAATAGAGGGTTTCTTTTTGCATTTTAATTTGTATTTTTGACTTAAAATTCTTATATTATAAGTTATGCAAATACCAGATTTAAAGAAAGCAAGGGTAACAGAACAGAAAGGAAAAGTAATTGAGTATGCAGAATTGAAGGAATTTAAAAAATTACATCCGGAATATGCAAACATTACCATGCATGATTTGATAAACATTGCAAGAACATTTAATAAAAATATGGTAGCAGAAACTATGAATAATACTTATGGTGTAGTGCTTCCAGAAAACATAGGTATGATCTGTATTAATAATGCAGGTAAACCAAAAAAGAAATTAGTAGATTACAAGCGTTCTAAAGAAGTTGGGATAACAGTATATCATAAGAATTGGGAAACAGATGGACACTACATGAGAATTGTTTATTCCACTGGTTCAGTTCGAAATGTAATAAAGAATAATAACTTATTTTCATTTACTCCGGTGCTTGAATTTAAAAGAACAGCAAGTAAGTATTTCAGAAAACATTGGCAACGGTGTTTAACATTGAGTTACAATTTTTAAATAAGTATTATGACAACAATACAAGAAGCAACGTCCAGAATAAGAAATGTATTTAAAGCGGTAAATGAAGATGCATTTCTTACAGATCGTTTGATATACAATATACTTTTAAAGTATTCTAAAGCATTAATTCGAAGACAGGATAATGAACGTAAACTTATGGTTTATGATTCCTTGTTTGAAACACTTCCTTTTGTTGAACTAATTGAAGTTGATAAAATTGAAGCAAACTGCGCTGGTATTAAAACCGGTTGTACAATTCGAAGAACAAAAGAAAAATTACCTAAAGTATTTAGTGGAAGCAATGGTCCTATATTTAGAAACGTAAGCCCAATTGATTTTAGCGATACGTTTCAACAAGTTTCATCAACTGTTTATGTTGCTATGGTTCGTTCAACTAATTTTAAATATAACAAGACTAACTATTTTTGGTTTAACAATGGTTATTTGTATTTTCCAGATATTGAATGGGAAGCTGTAATGGTTGAAGCAATGTGGGAAGATTCTTTAGATGGATATTGTGGTAAAGATGATTGTTCAATTATGCAGGAAAAAGCATTTAATCTTCCAGATTATTTATTTGCAGAAATGGAACAAATGAGTACACAAGAGTTAATGACGTTGGCAAAAATTCCAATAGATCAATCAGATGATAAACAAAATATAATCAGATAAAATGGCAGCACACACAGAGTTAAAGTATAGAACTTACGACCAGTTATTGGCAGAGATTCAAACTGATTTTAGAAATTTTGATTTAGACGGTTTAATCAATCCTCAAGAATTTATTAAAATTGCAAAGCGTGTTAATTATGACCTTGGATTAAGGGTTTTTAAAACACATGAAACAGTACTTGAAATTGAAAAAGGAAAAGCAAAACTTCCAAACAATTTTAATGTATTAAACTTTGCATTAATCGTTAGTCAGCATAAAGTAACAGAACCTGTAATTCAAGGAACACATACTGAATATATGCCGGTAGGTGGATTATATACACCACCCCCAGGTGAAGTTCATATTTGTGCTGAACCAGTTGTTAATCCTCAAGCAAATTTATGTAATTCATGTGGACAAGTTCCACAAACATGTGGTTGCAATACTTCTTGTTCTGTAACATTAAGTTGTACAGGCCAATCAATGATGTTGGTTCAAAAACTGAAATATGAAACAAGAACATGGACTGAATTTCATTCAATAAAAATTGTTGATAATGGAAATGTAATTGATTTAGATTGTCCAAATCAAAAATGGATGTCCTCAAATACAGCATATATTAAAAATGGATTTATATACACTTCCTTTCCTACAGGAAAATTGTATTTAAACTATCAAGGATTACTTGAAGATGATGAAGGAAACTTATTAGTTCCTGATCATGATATGCTAAACGAGTATTACGAGTATGCAATCAAACAACGTGTACTTGAAAATGCTGTTATGAATGGTGAAGCTGTTACACAAATGCAATTTCAAATTGTTGAACAAAGATTAAAAGCCGCTCGTAACAATGCAAATACATTAGTGAATACACCAGACTTTGGGGAATTGAGAAAAATATGGGAAACCAATCGTAAAGCTCAATATCATAATTACTGGAACATGTTTAAAAGATACTAAAGATGGCAAAGAAACAAAAAAAATCAAACCAGTCTAGTCAGGAATCTCAAACTTTTGAAGCTGGATTTGTATCAGATGTAAATGATTTTCATCTGCCAGAAAATGCATGGACTTATGCACGTAACGCAATTAATAATTCACATAAAGGAGATTTAGGAAAATTAAGTAATGAGTTTTCTAATATAATATGTGATGAAGCTCCATATACTATTATTAGTGCATTACATATTGTGAATGATGAATGGTTAATATTTTCTACAAACAACTTTCAATCAGAAATTGGAAGGTTTGTAGAGGGTACATGTACATATACAAGATTAGTAAATAATGCATGTCTTGCATTTAAACAAACTCATTTAATAAAAGGTGTTGTAAGACCTACTTTTGATTGTTCATTTAAAGCATATTGGGCTGATGGTTTAAATGCCGATAGAACTATGGATATTCAAAATATTCCATGGGTGCAGGTATGTACTGACAGCAATGGTTCTTTACCTGGTGGTTGTATTACATGTGTTGATAAACTAGATACTTTAGGACGCAAGATTTTGGATTGCAATGAGATTAGATTAGAATCATTTATTCAAACGCCAAAATTAAAAATAAAAAAAGGACCGAGTTCTGGAAGTATTAAAAACGGTAGTTACCATTTTCAGATTTACTATTTAGTTAATGGTTTAAAAAAAACAGATTATACTGTAATGTCTAATGTAGTTTCAGTATTTACACATGAAAATGTAAATAGTGCATTAGAATTAACTTTATCAGATCTTGATACAACTTTTGAACAATATGAAGTTGTAGTTACATTTACTATTGCTGATAAAACAATATCAAAAATTCTTGGTCAATATAGCACAAACCAAACTTTTATTACTATAGATTTTTTATCACCAGAGTTACCGGATATTCCAGATGAAAAAGAACTTTTTCTAGTTACAGCTGTTCCTGATAAATCTGATGCTATTTATGAAAATGGTAATTATTTAATGCGTGTTGGTCCTACAGAAAAATTTGATTTTAATTATCAACCGTTAGCAAATCAAATAGAATCATTTTGGCAATTAGTAGAGTATCCTGATACTTATTATAAGAATGGCGGAACCAATGTAGGATACATGAGAGATGAGAATTATCCTTTCTTTATTCGATGGATTTATAATACAGGTGATAAAACAAGCTCGTATCATATTCCCGGACGTGCTCCAAGTAATTATATATTACCATCAGATTCTTCATCTGCAGGTAGTTCTATATTAGAAAATGCGGTATGTCCAGCTACACCAAATATTATTGAATCTGGTTATAGTCCAAAAGTATTTGAAGTTTATAATACTGCATGGGTTACAGCTTTTTTAGGTGTGCCAACAGATGATGGTGGTACTTTAGTTGCTGAAGGTAGAATGGGTTACCATGAGTCATCTGAATTTTATGATGATAAACATCCATCAAGATGGAATTCTTCATCACATCTATGGTCTGATGTTGGAAATTCTAATTTTGATTTATGTGGTAAACCAATTAGACATCATAAATTTCCAGAAAATACAATTGGAATTGGATTTAATGATTTAACTAATCATTATAAAAGTGGTACAAGAACCATTCGTGTAATGGGTGTTGCATTTAAAAATGTTAGACCACCTGTAGATAACAACGGTGTTACAATTAAAAACATTGTTGGTTATGAAATTTTACGTGGAAGTCGTAATGGAAATAAAACTGTATTGTACAAAGGACTTATTAATAATATGTTTGAGTATGATATACCAAAAGTTTTAAATGGTTCTTCACGTACTGGATTATATGCTAACTATCCATTTAATGATTTGACTGCAGATCCTTTTATTTCTATAGGAAAAGATGGTTCAGGTAATCCTGTTAACACATCGTATGAGAATATTGTTTTTGGTGCAGAAGGAAATATTGTAAACTATGTTCCGAATGATCGATATGTAAAAGATAAATTTACATTTCATTCACCGGATACAATGTTTTCAAAACCATTTTTGGTTGATGATGAATTAAAAATTTATGGTGAACAATGGGGTGTTTCTAATGGTTCTTTTGTAGAACCTCGTAATCATCCAAAACATAAATTTGTAACAGACCTTTCTTTTGGTATTGGAATAATTTATGGTATTGGATTTGCTATTAGTAAAATTAATGGTACAAAAGATCTTGTTTGGACAGGTAACAAATATTTTGATCAAGAAACTATTACATTAGGTGTTGGTTCTACCAATGCTTTTGGTAAAATTGCTGCGATACTTGCTAAAGTTGCACCTTTAGCTGCAGAAGGTTTATTGCAATCAACTGAAAATATGACTTCGTTTATTGATGGTATAACTGGTCAATCTTGGGGGCTTGCATCTACCAACTATATGAAAAATAAATTACAAAATACACTAGGTAGAGTTGCTGGTGCTATACCTGGTTCTAACGTAAATTCAGGAACATCTGAAATACATTATAAAGATCAAAATCGTTCTCCTGGTTTACTTCGTGCTGTTTCAGCAATTCAAATGTTTACACATTATGTAGGAGAAGGTTCGGATGCATTATTAACAATGATAAAAGCTTTAAATAAATATAGACAACATGCATTACAGTTTCAAGCAGTGTGTGGTTATGAAAACTTTGCTAGTCCTAAAGCAACTAACAGAAGAAAGGATATTGGTACTATTAGATACCTTAATGATGGTGTCCATGATTTTTTAACAACCCACGTCATAAATCATTTAAACCGTCAAGAGATGGTTGTTTTAAATACTAATCAATTAATAGATAATCCAACTATTTCTGATACATCGCGTGGAAAAAAAGCATCAGATCTTCCTGCAAAAGGTGTATTTAATACTTATGCACGTAGAGCATCATCACACTATACTGCTATTAAAACAAGATTAAGAAATCAGTATAGTCAACTGTTTGGAATTAAACAATTACCAACTCAAAGTAATTACACAAATGCGTATATAAAAAATGTTTCAGGGGTTACTATTTTTAATACATCTACAGAAACAATTTTTGGTGGTGACACATACATCGGAAGATATTCTGAAAAAAATACATTCTTTTATTTTCAAAGATGGTTAAATGGTGAACCAGATGGTGCTGAATTTAACTATAAGGATTATCAGATGTTTGAGAGTACAGCTTTCTGGATGGATACTGAACCATTTGATTTTGGTGAGTTTATTCAAAGTTTGCCGAATGCAATTTATACTGCAGTTGATAATGGTTCTATTAGTTCATTTTGGCAGGGTATTGTAACACCATCTGATAAACATTGTTTTGATAGAGTACCCGGTCCTCGTGGTTGGTTGGTAGTTAAAAATGCATACATTTATTTATTTAATTCAGGTGTAAAAGATTTTTACTGTGAATCTGAATATAATTTAGATTATAGAGATTATGGTGATTTAGTTGTTCAAAAACATTATCCAATTGTTTCTGATTTAAAAACTATGTTTGATATGAACATAATTAAAACAGACAATTATTATAAAATGGATAGAAGTCTTGCTGTTTCATATTTACCTTTTACTAAATTTTCATGGAACACTATTCAATTAAATGATTATGATCCATTATTGTATTCATCATGTTATACGTATAGGCCGCGTAGATTATTGTGGTCATTGCCGCAGTTAACAGAATACAAAGCTGATAACTGGAGTGTATTTCTTCCATTAAATAATAAAGATTTTAAAAGTGAAATAGTTGCAATAAAAGCTATTGATCAAACAGGTGCATTAATTTTATTTAATAATACAGCTCCTGGAAGATTGCCTGGTGTTAATACATTACAAACTTCTAATGGTGACGAATTAACTATTGGAGATGGTTCATTGCTTGCACGCGATGTTCAAAATATTGTTAATGCTGATAAATCAATGGAGTATGGTTCATGTCAAAGTAGATTATCTGTAATTAATACACCATTTGGTTTATACTGGATTAATTTAAATCAAGGAAAAATATTTTCATACGCTGGAGGTTTAAAAGAAATTTCATTAAAAAATAATAAGTTTTGGTTAAATACATATTTACCATATAAATTATTAGAAGATTTTCCTTCTTATGATATAAGCGATAATCCTGTTGCAGGAATTGGATGTCAAACAGTTTATGATAATGAATATATGCTTTTGTACTTCTGTAAAAAAGATTATCATTTAAGGAAAGACCTTCCTACAGGAACGACACTTGTATATGTAGGTAAAGGAAATTTTTTAGTGAATGGTAAATACCCAACAACTGTTCAAGATCCAATGTACTTTAAAGAATGTTCGTGGACACTTTCATTTGATCCAAAATCAGCTGAATTTATTTCGTATCATGACTGGCATCCAGATTTATCATTTACAGGTAGAAATTCATTTTTAACAACAAAGAAAGGTAGTATTTGGAAACACAATCAAACTTGTCAAAGTTATTGTAATTTTTATGGTGTTGACTATCCGTTTGAAGTAGAGTTTCAAATGAATAGTAAGTTTGCTGTATCTACTTTACGTAATGTTGAATTCTATTTAGAGTCATACATTTATGACAATAATTGTTTTGATCGCCATCATGTATTAGATCATGGTTTTGATGAAGCTATAATTTATAACTCGGAACAATGTTCAGGATTATTAAAACTAAAATTGAATCCAAAAAACAGTTTAACTGACATTGTTAACTTTCCAAAAGTTCATTTGAATTATATTGATATTCTTTATTCAAAAGAAGAACAGAAATGTCGTTTTAATCAGTTCTGGGATATAACTAAAGATCGTGGTGAATTTTCTGGTGTACATGAAACTATATGGAAAACAGAAGAGAATGGTTATATTCGCAGTCTAAACATTAATAATTTAGATTATCAAAAAAATGAACTGCAAAGAAAAAAATTCAGACACTTTGAAAACAAAGTTATATTGCGTAAAATTAAAAGCGGTAACGTTGAAATGCTAGTTAGTTTAGCGTTAGGTAATTTATTAGTATCGGAGAGGTAACTTTTTTATAGTTACCTTTTCTTAATTATTTTTTGTATATTAAAATATAAGTTTATAAACATGGAAAATCCAGAAGCAAATCCTCAAGCAAATCCTCAAGAAGGTCAACAAGGGCAAGGTGCACAAATGCAACAAGTGATGCAAATGGTTCAGCAAATGATGCAACAAGGTGCGCAACCTATTGATGTAGCACAAAAATTGTTACAAGAACAAATGCCGCCAGAAGCAATCATGGAAGTATTTGCACAACTTGGTATGCCACCTGAAGAAGCACAAGCTGTTATTCAACAAGCTATGCAAGGTGGTCAACAACCACAAGGGCAAGGAGAAGAGCAAATGGAAGGCGCACCTCAAGGCGGTCAGCCATCTCCTGAAGAAATGGCTATGATGCAACAGCAACAGCAACAAGGTGCTCCACCAATGCCAGGTATGGCTCAAGGGGGTGCTCCAGATTTGCAAGCGCAAGCGGATCAAGTGACTGCACAAGTTCAGGATATGATGCAAAAAGGAGCTAGTGCAGAACAAGTTCAACAAGAATTAATGGCTGCAATCAAAAGCGGTGAAATTGATGAACAAGTTGGAACTTATGTTTTACAACAATTAAGCGGTCAACAACAAGCACCAGTAGCTCGTTTTGGTGGTAACGCTCGTGCTTTAATACAAAAAGCATTAGGTGGCGGTATGCCTGAAGTTGATTCTACATCTAATAGTTACATTCAAGATAGACAAGCTGCTTTTGTAAAAAGTGTTAAAAAGAATGCATTACTTAATGATTTTGAAAATGAGTTTCCATCATTAAAAAAATCTGCACCAAAATTTGCAGGGGGTGGACCAAATCCAAATGATTATAAAACATCTGCTGAATATCAAGTTGCAATGTATAAACATAATGCTGCTGAAAAAGATGCAACAAAACATTTAAACGTAGATGATTTAGCTTCTAAATGGTCTGCACCAATTGCAGATGGAACTGCTGGTACATGGGCTGGTAATAAATTTGTTCCAAATGCTGAACCTACAATAGCAGAGGGCGCATCTGGTAAAATGATTGGTGGTAAGTTTGTAGCAGATGCTGCAGCTACTGCTGGTGCAAATCAACCTAAATATTTTAACAATACACCTGAACAACAAAACCTTGCTAAATTACAAGCATCTCCTTTTGGACGATTTATGAGTAATTCAGGATGGGATAATGGTGATATGAAATGGGATTCAAGTGGGTTAACAAATGATCCTAATGCTAAATTTAAAGTTACTCATGCAGAAGCAAAAAAAGGTATTTTTGGTAGGCAAAAGGTAGCATTTGATTTAGATTGGAGTACTGCAGGTAATACTGGAAACGCACCAGGTTCAATACCAGCTGCACCGGGAATAACTGAAAAAAAGGTAGGTGATCAAACATTGAGGTTTGATGCTATGGGTAATCAATTAAGTGTAAGTAAATATGATCCTAAAGGTTGGGCTAGTGCCGAACAAGCTAAAAAAGAGGATGATTTGTATGCACAATACAAAGCTGATAAAACATACGATCCGGCAACTGGTAAATTTGCTGATGTAAAAGTTGATAGAAAAGTAAATACAGGTTCATGGAACAATGGAACTATTTATACAAAAGATAAACCATTGCCTGCAGATGATATTAAAGCCCTTCAAGCAACTATGGGTGTACCTGAAACAGGAGTTTGGGATGATGCTTTTACTAAAGGAATTAATGATTATAAACTTAAAACTTTTGGTAAAAATGCTAATTTAAATGGTAGCATTGGTACAGAAACTGGTGATAAATTATTAGCAGATTATATAGGTAAAAACTTTGATGAGTCAACACGTATTGATCAAATTACTACCGCTAATCCTAATGCTGGATTAGCAAATGATTATCAACGCTTTTCACAGTTTGATGCTAATGCTAAAATTAAAACTGCAACAGATGCTGCAACGGTTGCCGCTACAAAAAAAGCAGGAGAAGATCGTACAGCTACATTAACTAAAGCAGATGAAGTATATAATCAAAGAGGGCGTGTGTATAGAGCTTTTCATGATTCACCAACTGAAAATGCAAATGAATATCAAAAAGAATTAGATGCAACAAAAGCGGAAGAAGAAAGACAGAGAGCATTAGATGCAGCAAATCCATATATTGGAAAGGAAGCAGTTCCTGCAAGTTCTACTAATCCTGCAACAGTTTTTCCAAGTTTAACTGCTAAAACTCAAGTAGCAACAAACACTGCAGATCCTGCTGCTGTTATAAAGCCTGTAGCAAACAATGTTGGTTCTACAACTACTGCGCAAAGTGCAGTTACTGCATCAAATGTGGATCCAGGATCTATTGAATATAACGATGCTGAATACAGTAAGCACAGTTCTGCGTGGGGTGCAATGCCAACAAATTCACCGACCGAGAAAAAAGCAGCAAATGAATATTGGGATAAATTTCTTTTACCCCAAGTAGATGCAAAAAGCAAAAGAGAATCTGATGCTTTAAATGTTGCTAAAACTAAAATGCAAAAGGAGCAATCAATAGTAAAAGGAACACCTACTGAAAAAAACACAGATGGTTTATTTAATGCAGAGGGAAAGGATGTTTATTACGATCCTTATGAAGGCAAGTATAAAGAATATGCATTTGGTGGTCCTTCTGATAATGATATACATAATGCGCTTCAAGTTTTAAAAATGGCTTTGGGTGGTATGACGTATAAAAATAATTATGATTTCCTTCCTAAAGCGGTTGATGGAACAGGTATGATTCCTGTAGAAGGATTAGCAACTAATCCAAACAGTATGGTTTGGGGTACTGGTACACCAACTACAGATGTTGCTGGAAATAAAATTGATCCTACTCTTCCTGCAAGCATGCAAAAAAATGACAATATAACTATTGATCCAAATCAAGCAGCTAAATCTGGTAAAGGAAAAGTTACTGGTAAAAGTAAATTAAAAGTAAGTTGGGCTGATGGATATGAAGCTGCAAGTGCAGGTATGGAAAAATTTGGTAATTGGACTGATCAAATGCATAATAATACACCTGGTAAAAATATGGCAATGAATTCAGCAATGAATACTACTCGTACTGGTATGAATGACCAAGGTAATTTTAATCAATGGGGTGAAAACGAAGGTGGTATTAATAGAGGTGACCAAGTTAACAACATGGGTAATACTTATGGTGCAATTGATACACCGCAATTTAACGGATGGAATAGTGAAGTTATTAAATCAGCTATGGGTGGACCTATGACGTTTTCACATGGTGGAAAAGTATATGACCTTGGTGGTGCTTATGATTTAACTGATGCAGACGTGGCCGCTTTAGAAGCAGCTGGAATTAAACTTGAAAGAAATAGATAATATGGCTCAATACAAAGTGGTAGGACTTCCTAACAGACAAGCTGATGGGAACCTAAATAAGACGGTAAAGCCGATTGATAAAAAAAAGGCTACCATTGAAGCAGAAAAAGGTGAAACAATTTGGACTAATTACAATCGTAATGTGGATAATCTTGTTGAACTAAAAGCTATTGGTGGTAAAACTCATGCTAAAGGCGGAACTCCAATGGATCCACCTTCTGCTGGAGAAGAAGGTGAAAGCTCTTCTTTTATTTTTTCTAATAATCGTAAAATGATTATCAAAGATCCAGAGTTATTAAAATACTTTGGTGAAACTGGTAAAGGTGAAAAGACACCTGCGGAAGTTTCTAAAAAATGGTTAGATGCATTAGCAACAGCAAAAGCAATTCTTAAAGATGAATACCAAGATAAAATTGCAAAAGATAGTGCTACATTGACAATGAAAAATGCAGCGTTTAATCTTTCAAGTTTAGCGTTATGGCAAGAATCTAAAAAGAACTTTAAAGATGGAATGACCGATATATTCAATCCTTGGTTTGATAAAACGCATGTTACACCAGAAGAATTATTTTCAGTTGATGCAGAACAAGCTGAACAAGCAACAGATGCAATACAAGCTGCGTTTGGCGGTCCATTGAATCAAGCAGCACTTGGTGGTGATTCACAATTCTTATCATTAGGCGGTATAAAAAAATACGTTGATGGTGGAGGTGTTGTTCCTGAATGGAAAGGTAAAGACGAAGATTTAAAAAAATACTTTAATGGTAATAAACAAATTGCTGCACAATGGCAATACCTTGAAAGTCTTCGGGATAACCCTGAATTTAAAAAAGCATTATTTACTGAATACAATAATGCTTGGACTAATTCGACTATACATGGTAGAGATTACGGTAAGGCAATTAAAGATAAAAAATGGTCAGCTGCAGGTACTGAAAAAGAAGTTATGGATAACTTCCTTGATATGCAAAAAAGAAATCTTGCATTAAGAGCTCATGGAATTGATTATACACAAATTGGTCAAGCTTCGTCTGATAAAAATACATCAAAATATACAAATGACTTTTTAAAAGGTAAAGGTTTAGAAAAAGATTTAGAAATACCTGGTTCAGATAAAACTGCTCAAGAGCAAGCATCTTATATTGCATTCCATCAATTAGCATTAAATCAAAATTCATATAGTAAAGATTTACAAACAGTATTATCTCCATTTGAAGCTCCTAAATTAGGAATTGCTGATGAAAGTACTTTTAATAATAAAGCGTATCCGTTATCAAAAGCTGATGGTATTTATACTGATACTACTACAGGACAAACTGCAGGGTTTAAAGGTAACCCTCAAGCACCTATTACAATAAAACCTGCACCAGAAGATGTTTATAAAAAAGGTACAATCAAAAATTTAGATCCAATTCCACCATCTATTAATCCAGATGGATTTAGAATACAGGATATAAATACAATGAATCGTACTTTTGCTGCTAAACGCCATATTATTAATATTCCTGAATGGCAAAAAGCATCACAGTTTAATTTATTAGAACCACAATTTGATAGTCCTGAACGTAAGATTGCAGAAGCAAATACTTTAGCGGCTGGTGCAATAAGAACTGCTGGTGCTTTTGGAAGTCAAGCATCGACACAAGCTGCAATAAATAGTATTAACGCTCAAGTTTATGCTAAAGCGGCTGGTGCAATTGATGATAACTCTACGAAAAACATTGGTTTATATAATCAAGTTAATCAATCAAATACACAGTTGGCAAATGCTAAACATGCACAAGAGTCGCAAGAAGCTACCAATCTTTGGGCTCAACATGCAACACGTGTACAAAACTTTGTTAATTCACATGAAAAAGCAGATGATGCAATTACTGCAGCAATAAACAATGCTTATACTGAAAGAAGTAATCGTTATAACTTAAATGTTAATAGTAACTACGAAAAAATTGATCCTCTTACAGGTAAAATCTATTTAGCAAATGCTAAACCATTAGATGGTAGAGAAACAAGTTCGGAAGATGTTGCTCAAAAATACAGTGATTTAAAATCTAAATTACCTGCAGGTACTGATGAAAAAACAGTGTTGGCTATTTTGAAAGGACAGATGAGTGGTGACTGGAAATTTAAGGAAGATGACATATTAAAACCAGATGAAGTTACAACTAAACACTCTTAAATTTACATTTAATTAATACCTTTATAAAAATTACAAGATGGCAACTTTTTTAAATGGAGTAACAGATTATGTAACACAGACACATCCAACGCAAAGCAACTTGGCGTTTGATCAACAAATGTTGCAAACAAAAGAGTCTGCGTATGTTGCAGGTCATAAAAAAATTAATGATTTATATGGTTCCATACTTAATTCAGACATGAGCAGAGCTGAAAATGTTGCTGCTCGTGATGAATTTTTTAAAGTAATCAATCATGATATTAAAAAAATGGGAGGTCTTGATTTCTCATTGGATACAAACGTACAAGCAGCAGCAAATGTTTTCCAATCAATATACACTAACAAAAATATTGTTAAGGATATGGTTTGGACTAAAAACTACAATAATGAAATAGGCAAAGCCGAATCATTTAAAAATTGCATTGATCCTGAAAAATGTGGTGGTCAATTCTGGCAAGAAGGTGTAGATGCATTAAACTATAGAATGGAAGAGTTTAAAGGATTAAATTCAACTGAAGCTATGAGTTATGGTGATGTAACTTATGTTCCATACAATAAAGTATTTGATAAAGCATTAACGTATTTTAAAGCATCTGGTCTTAAAATGTCCACAGACAAACTATCAGAAGATGGTAGATACATGGTTACAACTACTAATGGCACACAATTAATTAATCCTTTAACTGCATTGTTTACAAAAGCATTAGCAGATGATCCAAAATTTACAGAGATGTATGCTACAAAAGCATTTGTTGAAAGAAAAGGTTGGATGAGAGGTAAGATTAATAATGGTGAATACAAAGATGAGAATGACGCTATGGTTGGTTATATGAATAGCCAGCACAAAGTTTATACTGATAAGATTGATAGAGCTGCATCAACATTAAAAATTGATAAAGATATACTTGATTCTAAAGTGATCACTTATGAAAAACAAATCAATGAAGGTAAAATCAAAGAAGGTTCTCAAAAGTACAATGAGTATAGAGAAATTTTAGCTTTACAACAAAGTAGTAAAGAAGCAAATGATTATTTAGAGTATGTAAATAAAGTATCTGCTAATCGTAATAATAACATGAGTATTATTTCAGCTGGTAACTTATTAGATCAACAAGCTGGTGCATCTTTCATGATGGATGAGATTCAAGATTCTGCAAAAATATTAGCGTATTCTGATTATAGTACAAAAAAAGAAGTAGATGCTTATAAATTAAATGAAATTGAGTTTTCACAAAAACTTACAATAGAAAATAAACGTATTGCTGCTGATAAAGAAATTCAAAAAATGAAAAATGATGCAGCTGAAGCTACTGCAAAAGCACCAAAAGATAAATCTGACGAGTTAAATGAACAACGAGAAGCTATTGCTTTAATGGAAAATGGAGCTGATACAAAAAAAATAGGTTTTATTTCTAATGCAATTATAGCAAATGGTGCTGGACCAATAGATGATGTAGAAATTGGTAAAATGCTTGCTGACTATAAAGCTGGTAAATCTACTAATGAAAATGTTAAGTCAGGTATAGCTGCATATGAGTCTACACTTAAAAAAGAAAAAATGAAATATAATGGCTTGTTAAAAGAACAACAAGATCCTTATATTTATCCTGATGTTGTTAGTCCATCTGAATTAGCAGGAAATACATATTATGACCAAGAACAAACTAAAACTTTTCTTAAAAAAAGATTAGAAAATGCAAATATTAAACATGAAGATAAAGATGTAGATGCTTTTGCTGAATATGTTCGTGCTCAACCAGATTATGCTAATATTCCTTATGCAACACATGCTTCAAATTATTATAAAAAATTGACAAAAAAATAAATTAATATTATGAACGATCCTCTTAAAAATTTTAAAGCGAGCACTGAACCAGATAAACCTGTTTCAGTTCCTAAAACACCTATTGATTTAAAAGATCCTCTTAAAAATTTTAAAGCAGTTGTACCACCTAAAAAATTTGAAACTGATTATGCACCAATTGTTAAACAACTTGGTATTAAAGATGTTGATATGGGTTTTATAGCTTCTATGTATGAAGGTCAATTTTCTAAAGTATATGCTGAAAACTCTAAAAAAGCTCAAGGAGATGCTGTTGCTAGAGCTATTACAGAACAGATAACTAATCCTAATAAAAATAATCCTTTTTTAAAACAAATAGATGTAGGAATTCCAAATGTTTTAGCAAACTTAAAACAAAAAAACAAATCATATTCTGAAGATTTTGTTGATAAGTATAAGACTTTAGAGAAGCATAATACTGCATTTCTAAAAGCATTAAAGAATGGTGGTAGTGATATGGCATCAACATACACTAATGCATATAACGCGTTTCAAGATTTTAAAACTACATTGGCTCCAGAGAATTTTAAAAATGATTCAAAGTATGTTATACGTCCGGAAGACAATAAATTCATGGCTCAAAAAGATTATGATCGTGAACATGATGGTCCATCTGGTGTATGGAATAAAAAAACAGGTGCTCCTGCAATGAGTTCTACGCTTGATACTAATTTTGATTTAGGATACAAAACTATTGTCAATCATGAAAAAGCTATACAGCAAACGTATTTAAAGTATTCTACGCCAGTTATGGGTGCTTGGACAGCCAACTCATCAAAAATATTAAATAAGTATGCTGCAGGTGGTAAAGATTTAGATGAGGATGATATAGATAATGCACAAAAATCATTTGCATATACTACAGATTTATTGACACATGTATCTAAATATGGTACTGTTACAGGAGATTCTAAAAATAAAGATCGCGGTGTTGCGTTAGGAATATTAAGAGAAGCAAATGGAATTAAAGATCCAAAAGCTAAATATGCATATCTGGCAAAACAAGGCGACGCTGTTACAAAACTTGCAAGCAGTTTAGGTTTTTATGGAACTAAATATTTGTTTGAAAAACATCATGATTCTTTAAACCACGATGACTTTTATGGTAATTCTGATTCAGTTGCTGCTTCTTTTAATCAAGGCGGTGTCGATAGACAAAAAGATGAAATTTTAAAAGGTCGCCAGGGAATGGTTCGTACAGGTTTATTATTCAATAATTGGTCTAAAGTAGATTCTGCATCAAGAAACCAAGCAAAAGAAAAAATGTATGGTGAAAATTTAGATGTTACTTTATCTGATTTTGTTGATCAAAATACACTTGTTAATTCATTTTTAACAAAAGATGGTAGAGTTAGAACTCGTGCTGATTTTGAACAAACTGTGAATAGAGAGTCAATGAAAAAAGCATACAAAGGTGCTAAAATTAACTTTGATGAAATGACGTTTAAAGATGGTAAATATACGTATCAAGGCAAAACGGATTGGTCGCCTGTAGGTTTGAAAATAACTCAAGATGACAATAGACATGGAAAAAAATATGATGAAGCATACGACAGATTAAATAAAATTTTTGTTAAAAAGTTTAATGAGGTTGATCCTTCTGAACGATATAAAAATTCATTGATGGTTTTATCTGAAGATAAAAATGGAAATAAAATTGGTGGTTTTGGTAACAACACATCTCAAGTTGTGGCATTAAGAGGATTAGATTTTTCTAATAAAAACTCAACAGGCAACATGGAAAAATTTAAAACCATTCAAAATGTTTTATCAATGGTTAATAATCAATCTGTTGAAAATAGTATTTTCAATATCCAAGGTGGCGTTTATATTACTGATCAAAATATTGACAAAAAATTAAATTCATTTAAAAATGAGTTTCAAGAAAATGATGAAACTATAAAAAAACTACATTCATTTCTTAAAACTGCTGGTGAAAATGTAACAGCTGAATTTTATGCACACCCTGGTGGTAATCGTCAGTTCAGTTCTTATGTTTTTAGAGATGAAGATACAGGTAAAAAAATGGCAATGTTTATTCCAAACGATCAATTGCAAAAAATTAAAGATCCTCATTATACTGCATCTCAAGAATCAACTTCTGATTTTACATACAATTACACTGGTGAAAAACCTTTATTGAATACACGTGATTTTAAACAATCAAAAATAGTTAATAAAGAAGGTATGTTAGTTGGTAAAACTTCAATACCTTCGTTAATCATGCCTGGTTCATTTGAAGATATGGAATTTAACATAGGTCCTGCATCTTCAACAAAATGGGATGATGCAGAGTTACATTTTTATGAAGCTTTGAAACAATACAAGGAGTTACAAAAACAAGAAGAAAAATAAGATATGGCAAAGGTAGTTACTGGTAAAAGCAGCGGTGTAGATCAAGCATCTGCAAAAGATGTTCAATATGTTGATAATAAACCTGTACAAAAACTATCAGGTGAAGATGCAAAAAAACTTGAGCTTATTCAGAAAGGCATTGATTCTCGTAAAAAAAATCAAGAATTATTTAACCAGGCTTCTAGTCTGGTTGCACAAAAAAATCCTAAACGAAATGAGTCTTTTGGAAAATCTCAAAACTTTTCATACACACAAACAGATTTAAAAAGATTAAAGTCTTTTGGTTCTGATGTATTTGGTAAAGTTGGTTTTAATCCATATGAAGATAATAACACTGCTTTTAATGCTGCTACAGATGGATGGGATGATATTGGTCGTGCTGGAACAGGGTTTTTAAAACTTGCTGGTATTGGTGCACAAGATACTTTTTTAGAAGGTTCCCTTTCAGCTAGTGATAATTACGAAGATTTTGGTGACATTATGAAAACCTATTCTTCTACACGTGAAGGTAAATTAGGAAGTGCTAGTAATGCTATGTTATCTGCTGGATATACTGCTGGTATTATTGGTGGTATTGCTGCAGAAGAAGGATTGTTAGCCATTGGTACATTTTTAAGTGGTGGTCTTGGCGGAACAGCTGCGCTGGCTAGAACTTCTAAAAATTTAGAGCGTGGTTTTAATGGTATAAGTAAAGCTTGGAGAGCATCATCGCAATCAAATAAATATTTTAGAACTTTTGATCATCTTACTGATTTAAATACTGCTCGTGGATTTTGGAGTAAATTAGGTAAAGGTGCATTTCATGCATTAAACCCTGCAGCTAACACAATTGACTTTTTAAGAACTGCTGATAAATTAAAAGATCTTAATGGTCTTGCACGTTTATCTGTTGGTGTTGGTGCTATTGTTAGAGATGCTCGTAAATTTACAATGTCGCATGGTGAAGCAAAACTTGAAGCTAACATGGCTCGTCAAGAATTTGTTAACGATGAAATGAAACAATGGCATAAGGCTAATCCGGAACAAAGTCTTTCTAAAGATGCATTAAATGATATTACTTCTCGTGGAAATAATGTTTATTCATCTACATACAGCGCAAACTTTGGTTTAATTTATGCAACAAATGCTTTAGGTCTTGATAATATGTTTACAAGCGAAAAAGCTTTAAGCAGAGCTTTTAAATTAAATAAAATTGGAAAGGCTGGATTTAATGTTGTTGCTCGTCAACCAGGATACATTGGTGGAAAACTTGTTGCTTTTGGTGGTCGTGGTGGACGTGGTGCTGCTGAATACTGGGGCCAATTTGCATTAAGTGGTGTATCTGAAGGTTCGCAAGAACTTGGTCAAGACTTAATTTCAAATACAAGTAAGTATTATTATGGTAAGACAGAGCAAGAACGTCAGTTACGCGGTTCTCAATGGGATGTTTTATCAGAAGACTTTGATCGTTCATACAATTCTTTGTTTCATGGTAAAGTTAAAGTAAATGGAAAATGGGTAATGAACGCTGATAATCAAGGAAAACCTGCAGGATTGGAAACATTTTTGGGTGGTGCTTTGATAGGTGGTTTTATGGGCCCAGTTAATACAGTACAAAGTTTAATGTTTGATTTTACTCAAGGTGGTGGTAACAAAACATTATACAATGCTGCATTTAATCGCGATCAGTATAAAAAAGATAAAGACTCGCAGTTTAAACAAATTCAAGCTAAAGCTGAATTATTAAATGCTTTTATCAAAAATGAACACGCCTTCCTACAGGAAATTAAAAAACCAATCTTTGCACAAAAAGCTATTCAAGATAAAATACTGGAAGCTGTTCAAAATGGTAATACAAAAGACCTTGAGGATTTAAAACAAGAAGCCTTTGGTCTTCAATTACAAACTATGTTTGATAATGATTTGCAAGATGATTTTGTAAAGCATTTGAAAAGCATGGCTAAAGATGGAACAGCTCAAGAATTAAATCAAGCTTTTAATAGAACTGATATTACTGAACAGAATGCTTCAGAATTTAGAGCTAAACTTGTACAGAAAGCAGATCGTGTAAATGAACATAAGGATCAATATGACAAGATTCAAAATGAAATGATTAATCCAATTACGGTTAGTGATCTTCGTCCATCAGATAAGGACTATAGAGCTAATGTAGTTAGATACCATGCATTTGAAAATCTTAAAAAAGAAATGCTTGTTTCGAATGTAAATATTCAATCTATTGCTGATAGAAATAAAGCAATGGATGAAAAATTAAGCAAGTCATTAAATCTTTCTACAATTGAACGTGATTCATTATTAGACTCTAGTTCATTGAATCAAAATATTGAAGTGTTAGAAACACAAGTAGAAGGAAGCAAAGGATTAGATTTAAAAGGTACAGCTAAACGTGAGTATGATAAAGCTGTTGTTAAACTTGCAGCATTAAAAAAATATAAAGAATCTATTGATAAAGTTGAAAAAGCAGAAGTAGGTGAATTTAATGAAAGTGATCATAGTGATATGTTTGATGCATACGTTGACGTATTAGCGTCATTTGATCAAACAAGTGGTTTATCAAAAGAAGAACAACGTGCACTTGCTAATCGTACATTTGATTCAGTATATGACCATGTTAATCTAACAAAAGAAGGTAAAGCATTTAAAAAACTTGCAAACACTTTATCTGATCCAACGTATGCTGGAAACTTTATTGCAGAACAGGAAAAAGTTCTTAATCATATTCTTGATAACAAGACGCAACACATCAGTAACTCTTTAGAAGCATTCCAAGTTCGAAAAGAGTCAAGCAAGATGATGCAGATGTTGTCGGAAAAAGGTATTTATTTCAGTTTAACTGAACTGGATGACCTTGTGAAAAAAGGAATTATGCCTTCTAAATTTTATGACATCGCGACTCAAAAAGAAGCTACTGACGCACAACTAAAATATGCGCAGGGTGTTGTTGAAGGGTTCTATAAAAACTTAACTGGTAAAGTTATTACTGGTGGTAAAGATGGATTGGCTAGAAAAAACTCACGTTCTAAAGCAGACACTCGTAAATCAAAAGACATTCTTAAACAGTACGGTCTTACTTTAAATCAGATGATTGATTTGAATGAAAAAGAAGGAGATGTATTTTTAAATAAATTAATTTCTAACAAAGACTTATCAAACACTGAACGTGAATTATTAAAAGCAGTTAGCACTACAAAAGCAAAACTTATTTTTACTGATAATGCAGAAGCACCTGTAATGAAAGTAGGAGATGTTGTTTACATTGATATTCGATATGCTTCTTCTGAATTTAAAGATGCGCAGGTATCGTTTGAAAATTTAGTTATTTCTGCAATAGTTCAAGAAAAAATTGCTGGAAACATTGAAGACAATGCTACATTAAAAGCTACTGCTACACGTATGATGGAACAAACCAAAGCGTTGTTCTTGAAAACTGTTCCTACAGCGAATGTAGAAGGACTATCAATGTTCAATAATGTTGAAGAGTTTATAATAGAAGTATTAAACAATAAATCATTACAGGCTACACTATCTCAAGTTAAGGATGAAGTTAGTTCTTCTCGTCGTTCTCTATGGACAAATATGATGATTATGGTTAAAACATCATTGAGCAAAGAGTCTGCGCTTAATGGAACAATGCTTGATCGTGGTATTAATATAGCATCTCAAGCACTGGATATACCAGGAGCTATAGATGTACAGATTGAAGATGAAAAAACTAAACCTAAAAAAGAACGTAAATTAAGTACCTCTACTAACGCTAAATCTAAAACTGAAGTAAAGAGATTAAAGGATCTTGAAAAGATGGCCAGAAAGCTGAATAAGCAATTTGGAACCAATGTATCGATTGTTACGTCAACAGACGTTGCTAAAAAGATAGTGGATAGTCTTAAAAATCCAATGCATCAAAAATTTGCTGACATTTTATTTGAAGCTGTTCGTGGATACGGTATTAACGATAAAGTAATTGAATTAAGAAAATCATTTGACTCACCTGCATTAAGTCAGTTGTTACGTGACGTGTACAATAAGTCTGAATCTATTTCTGAATTGATTGAGAACTTAAAAGACTTGACTGCGTATGAAGCTGGTCAACTAGGTCCTGTTATTGATTGGTTGACAAGAAATGCAGATAACTTACAGGATGGTATAGAAGCTGTTTCAAACATATTCTTTCAGTTAGATGATGCAAATACTGCTGGGTTCTATGATGAAAGCACTAATACTGCATATATTGTTGCTGATAATGTGAATGAAACAACTATGTTGCATGAAATGTTCTTGCATCCATTCCTTGTTGATGCTGAAAGAAATAATGTAGATTTATATGGTCAGTTAGTAGCAAATGCAATTAGTGATGATTCTGTTCGTGAATATGTAATTCAAGTATATGGTACAGAACAAGAACTTGGAACAAGACAATATCACCATGAGTTAGTTGCAAGAGCATTTGATATTGCTGCTGGTAGAGTTATAAATCAAAAACTTAATCGTAATTTCTTACAAAAACTTAAAGAGTTCTTTCAAAGAATGTTTAAAAAGTTGATGGGTAACCAACAAGTGGCTTTTGTTGATGAACTTGATTTTTTAACAACGGTTGATGAGTTGGCAACGATGATAGTAAAAGACCGAACTCAATTTGAATTTTGGTCCGATGCTAACATTAAACCTGATGCGGTTGAGATTATTTCTGATTTCATTACACCTACTACGGAAACTGAAGAAACTGAAGAAACTGAAACGGAAGAAACTGAAACACCTTTTGAAGTAGTAAATGATACTACCGAAGAAAGAACTGATTTGCAGAACCGAATTAGAAATATTGATGCTATGGTTAATAACATAGCAGGTAAGTTGTCTAGTGGTACTATAACAAAGAGTCGTGAGATTACATCGCTTAACTCCGAACGTACTAAACTGCTTATTGAAAGAAAGCAATTACAACAAGAATTAGATGCATTACCTGTTAGTGTTTCTCCTACTACAAATGTTGTAACAGATACTCTTGTAGATTCTTCTTTAGAACCAATCGAATATAGTGAAGATGACTTTAATTACAATGCAGATGGTTCATTGATATATGATCAAAACGTACCATACCAACAATTTCCATTGACGTTGCAATACGCTATGGCAAATGTATTCGGTAAATCGCATGGTAATATAACAGAGTCTGAAATGAATGTAATCAATCGATACATCAAAGATGGTCACAAAGACTTTATTGATGCTATTGTAGAATACAATCAAAATGCAAAAGCTATAACTCAATCTCAAAAAGATAATGCTGCGCGTGTAGAATCTGAACGTAAAGAACGTAAAGATAAACCTGTAAAAGAAGTATTGTCTGATGATGAGTTAATGGATCATTTGTTAACTAAATCTGGATTAACAATCGATACATCAATTCTTACAGATGCTGAACGTAGTGATTTGATTAAAGCTTTTAAAGAACGCGCGTTAGATGTTCCTGGAATAATTCATTTCATTTTTGAAAAGAAAATGCTAGTGGAATTGGAAGCACAAGATAAACTTGATGCTGAAGCACAAGCACGTTACGAAGCTGAATTTATGGAATTGTTGGACGCTGAAGAAGAGTTCCAACGTAAAAAAGATCGTAAAAAGAAAAGAGCTACAAGTACATCAACAAACTTGGATGCATTAACTACAGGTACATTAGAGTTCCAGGAAGAAGATGCAAAAGGAAAACTTAAAACAGTATCCGTTAAAATTGGAAAAGCCCTTGGTCGATTCATTAGTATTTACCATCCAAAGATTTTCAAACAAGAAGCTGAAACATTTGCAAAATCAGTACGTGATTTTAAACGTGAGGTTACTGCTGAAAAGAAACGTATTAGCGATAATATAAAATTCAGTGAAAACGAAGTATTGGCTACAAAAGAACTGGTTGATTTGTTTTTCAAACTGGAACGAAAAGGAATGTTGGTTCCTGTAATTGCTACAGAAATAAACAAAAAACTGCTTGAGGTTAAGAATCCATATCGTATTCGTATAATCAATAAGAAAGGTTATAAGCCAATTGGTACAATCTATTCGATTGAGCATGGTACAAAAGCACAACTGAAAGGAACTGTAGCGTTACCATCAGTCAAAAAAGAAAACAAGATTATTGAAAACAAACTTGTTACTGAAGAGAAAGATGTATTGTCAACAGAAGAGGAACCAAGAACACCAGAAGAAATTGACTTCTTTTCTACAGAAGAAGGTCAAAAAATGATTGAGGATGAGTTTAAATATTTGGAAGAATACTATAACTCTAAATTGTTTACAATTGAAACTGGTAGTTACACTGGTGCATTAGAAGACTTATCTGAAACAGAACGTATAATTTATGATCGTGCTGCATTTGAAGGTTTATATGAAAAAGAAGACGTTAAAAAACTTGATGCTAATTTAAAAGTTGTTTTACCAATTGGAACATCAGGTTCTGGTAAAAGCACATGGATTAAATCTTTACCTGCAGATGAGTATGTTGTAATTTCTCCTGACGCTATGCGTGTAGAATTTACAGGCGATATGAATGATAAAAGTAAAGACACTGAAATTTATGAAGAGGTTAAAAAGAGAACTATTGCTGCAATTAAAAATGGCAAAAAAGTTGTTATTGATACAACTAATCTTCAAAAAGAAAGAAGACGTGATTTTACAAACGCTATTAAAAAACAATTTCCAGAATTAAGTTTGGAATATAAACTTATGCCTTTAGATGGCGAGCTTGCTAAAAAAAGAATTAAAGCTCAAATTAGTAAAGGTGAAGATCGTGCTGATGTTTCAGATGAAACGATTGATCGTCATGTGAAGTTGTATAACGAAATGTTAAAAGACATAGCAGATGAACCTCTTACAAAGTTTATAGAAGCTCCAAAGAAAGATCCTAAACGTGATTTATTCACAGAAGGACTTGAAGAAAAAACAGAACAGGATAAAGCTGAACAGGAATTAAATGTTTTAGTTAATGCTTTCATTAAAGAAAATGTAAAAGAAGCACCACAAAAAGCATATGAAACACATCCTCTGCATCAAGAGTTTGTTAAAAAAATAAAAAATGGACCTACTGCTATATCGTTAGCTTATGCTGTTGGTGTTTATCAATATGAAATGCAACAAGGTTCTTTATTTTCTGATAAGCAATCTAAAGTTGTTGAAAATATAATTAAAGAAAAATTAGCACAAGGATTTTATAAAAACGAGCACTCGAAAGAGGATGTTTTAATGAAAGATGGTACACGTTATAAAATAATGTCTTCCACAAAAGATACGGTTTCAGTTTTTAATGTTGAAACTTCGAACCTTGAAAACTTGGATATGTTGAATTTTTTGAGTAATATAAAGGATGTGGTTGCGGAAGAGGTTCCTGTAAAAAAGGATACTTTTGAAACAAAACCTTCTAGTAAAAAAGGCAAGATTATTAAAGATGCGCTTCAAAATGTTTTTAGTAACTTTGACACATCAGTAGCGGCTGATCTTTTTGTGGAAGATTCCATTATTGAAACTTTAAAAACTCAATGTAAATAATATGAATATTTGTATTACTCCGAATTCAATTAATCTTTTTGCTGCTTATTTTAAGAAAGAGATTCCAAGTTTTTACGACGGAAATGTTACTGCAAAACAAATGATGACAATGCTTTTTAACAAAGCGTTGTCTGATTTTGAACCACAGTTAGGTTTTTCAAAAGAAAAGACCAGAGAGATTGTGTTACAGCATTTAACTATTGCGCCTGAAATGTTATATGCACACTTAAATGCACCAATGACGAAAAAAAATGAAAGTTTATTTTCTGACATTAAAGCTTTACGTGATGAAATAATTAATGCAAGTGTTAATGAAAACGGAGAGTTTCCAAATATTGTTAATCAAATAGGTAAAATGGTTGGAGGGGTTAGTCAACTTCCTCCAGTTGTTAACATGCAAGAGGGATTTGATGCAATGTCTTCAGAGTTTAACAAAACATACAATCTTAATTTAGATTTATCTGAAATTCCTTCTACGGTTGAAGAAAAAAGAAACTCTAAATTCAGACAGAGTGTTCAATTATCTATTTTAAATTCACCAACATCTGATCTAAAATTAAGAGCTTTTAAAAGCCAAGATGTTTTATCAAAAACAGATGTTGTTTCTGAATACGCTCGTATAAAAGATAATGACGTAGTTCTATTGTTTACTGACGCAAAAGGAAACATTGTAAAATTCAATGAAGCTGGTAATGTTTCTGAAACAGGAAGTTCTCCTGTAATGAAAATTAAAACAGAACCGCATCACTTTAAAAGACAGACTGAATTGTTGCCTGCAATCTATGCAGAAAATAATGGTGTTTCTATAGAAGAAGCCACTCGTATTGTTCAAACTAAAATTGATAACTATTTAAAATCAATTGCAAGAATTGCACAAAGGATAGAAGATGGAAAAACAATTCTTTTAGATATTGATTACAAGAATAGTGATCATGGTGTCATGAAATATAACATCAATAAAAGAAATCCATTAAAGGCCATAGCAAACTTGGCTAAATTAAATTTTTCGGTAAATCAACGCGATAAAAGATATTGGATAGAATTAAAAGCAGAGGGTTCAAATAAGCCAACAAGCGTTTTTAGTAAATTGTTAAGTTCTATATCTGATGAACAGTTTGAAGCTTTGTATGAATTAATTGTAAATACTAAACCAAAAGTAGCAACTACAAAAGAAAATCAAGAAGATGCTGCATGGTCCACAGTAGATAGAAATATTCTTATATCAAGTTTAATACAGCGTTCAAAAGATAAAGTATTTACAGAATTTCTTTTACCAGAAAACGGTAAGAAAAAATTACCACACGTTTATATTCAAAATGTTTTATTTGAAATAAAAGAAGAAAATTTTTCTGACATTAAAGAAGCATTGCGAAATTTTGTTTACAATAGGACAGGTGTTCCTTTTGTACCAAAAGGTGATATGACAGATGTAAAGATTTTTAATTCATTAGAAGAAACAACTGATGAACAACAGTTGTATTACAACAATGGTCAGCTTTATATTTCTAAATCACCTGCAATAAATTTTGGATTAAAACCAAAATCAAACATAGATTCTCAATTACATGTTATAACTGGTATTGAAGATGGCGTTGTTAAAACAAAGCTTACAACAATTTTAGATAACGTAATTGATCTTGGTAGTACAATGTATGAATTAAACAATCAAGGAGAGTTTAAAGCATCTGATCCATACGTTTCATTTACTGAACAAGTTGAAGACGTTGTGACTAACATAGATGTTCTTGATACGGTAAAAGAAAACTATAAAGGAAAAAGTTTATTTCAATCACTTGCATCTCAAAATAGAGAATCTGTTTCTGAAGCACAAGAATTGCGGGCAGATGCATGGATGAAAACTAATCCATTATTGCGTGTACTGAAGGTAAATTTTTCAGACGAAATTCATGAATTTGGTCCAAACTTTTTAGCAGAGTTTGTGGGTAATTCAATTAATATGTATTTGGGTTCTAGCAAAACAGATTTATATCACGAATCATTTCACGCATATAGTATGGGAATACTTACTGCGGTAGAAAGAAATAACATGTATGCTGAATTAAAAAACAAACCTGGATACTTTGATGTAACAGTTAAAGGCGTTGAAAAAAGACTTGCTTTTGCAAATGCAAATGAATTAGAACTTGAAGAATATTTAGCTGAAGAGTTCCGTAAGTTTGCTATGTCAAAAGGAAAGTATTCAAATAAACTTTCAACAAGAGTATCACAATTCTTTGAAAAAATATCTAATCTTTTAAAAGGGTTATTTGGTAATATGCGTCTATCTGATGCAATAGCATTGAATCGTGTTCAAGGTGTAACGAATGCAATGTTTAATAACTTGTATGAAGGTAACATTGATGTTTCTAAATTTAGTAGTAGAGATTCACATGCTGTATATCAATCAGCTGAATTACAAAAAGAACTTAATTTTTCATTAGAAGAAACTCATTTAGTAATGGACTCAATGCAGGCATTGTTTACCGAATTTGTTACTGAAGGTGTAAATGCAATGGATAATTCAGATGAGAATTCGCAAAATGGTATATTTGCTATGACTCATTTAGCTTCAATTAATCCTATTACGAATAAATTAGAATATGAAGAAGCTCAAGCAATCGTTGCTGATTTTAAAAAATCTTATGCTGATAAATACAATGGGTATGGTATTTTTAGAATTCAAAATAATCCTGTTTTAACACAAATGGGTTTAGATTTTGTTAAAAAAAGATTACAACAAAAGGTTGCAATTCACAAATTAACATTAGAAGATGAACCAAATAATCTTTCAGCAAAATTTGCTATTGATACTTTAAATAAAGCCATTGCTAACTTTGGAAATTTAGAAAACATTGATACAATTTTAACCAAACAAGAATCGTATGGTGACATGGCATCTTTGTTTATTAATGAGTACAGTTATGTCAATACCGAAAAAGAAAAATATGAAGATGACGAACGTGTTATTTTTGAAAGAACTGGTGCTGAATTTTCAATTTCAGAATTAGTTGATGATCAAACTAAACAACTTTTAAGTACCATCAGTTCTTATTCTAAAAATGGTAAAGGTACATTAGAAGTTAATGCTCTAGGTTTTGCAAAACTTGCACCATTTAAAACAATGCTTGCTAAAACTGCAAAGTTGTTAACTAATACATTAGATCGTGACGACATGTATCAAAAATTACTTGCAGCTAGTATTGATGATTTTCAAATTAAAGAACTTGTTTCAAAACTTGGTAATCCTGGTTCACCTTCTTCAACTTTTGAAGAACAGAATCAATGGTTAGCATTTTGGCAATCTCTTAATAAAGCGGATGTATTATTACGAGAACAAATTATTGAAAAAACGGTTACATATACAAATGAAGAAAAGGATGAAAACTTTGTAGAAAGTCGTACTACTTCGCATTCAGGTAGAACAGCAGCATCGGAAACATTTATTAAAAATGATTGGAATGATAATTTCACATCGTTATTAGAAATTATTGGTGAACGTATAGAACAAGGCGAAAATAAATTTTCACCATATACATTAAACCTTAAATCTTTTTTTGAAAATAAAAATCATTCAAAGTTTTTAAAAGAAGTGCATGAGTCTGTTAATGGTGGAATTTCTATTTCAAAAAGTGCGTATCTTAAATTACCAAAAGCAACTAAAGCACAGTTTTCATCAACGCCAAAATTAAGAGCATACGCAGAACCAGTAGAGTTTTTAAAATTATTTGGAATTAATATTTCAGATGATCCAATTGTTAAACAAATACTAAAAGAAGGTTCTGATGATTTAAAAATTAAAGCTAGTGATTACCCATATTTTGTTGATTTTCTTATAAAAAAACAAGATGCAATTAATGGTACAGGGATTAGAAGTTTATCTGATTTAGCAAAAGATTTTTATTACTATGAAGATGGTGTGAGAATTGACGAAATTGGAAAAGCTGGATTCATAAATAGTTTAATCAAATTACACTCAATGTATTCAAGCGATAGCACATCGTTTATGTCGATGACAGCGTATGGTGAGAAGGCAAGTGAAAAAGTATTAAACTCATCACTTACAGTTGAGGTGCAGGCTTTAAATAAAGCAAATCATTATGATGAATTAATTGCAATGCAAGGGATGTCTAAATTTAATTATTTAGAAAATCCTTCTGTTGCTGGTTCTAAATGGTTTGTTGATATGTTTCAATTAGATCACTTTAATCCAACGGTACGTGGTAAAAGAAACCCTGGCATTAGAATTTCAGTTGAGAATTTATCTGGTTCCAAATTAATACACACTGTAAAACGTGTTGACGAAGATGGTAGATTGATAGACATGACATCTGAAGATAAAGGTATATCATCAATTGGTTCTGATGAAAAAACAAAATTTTTATCCGATGTATTGTTGACATTAGATGGTGTTCAAGAGATACCAAGAACAGAAGCAAAATCTTCTTCATTAACAGTTCTTGCAAATCAAATGAGAAACAATTCAATTGTTGGTGGTAAAACCAAAGAATTGATTGTAAATGCACAAGACATTGATACTATTTTTACAGATGGATACGCTGGTTCTATTTTAAGTAATGAAATGATTGGTCATTTAGAAGCAGAGTTAATTCGAATGGTTCGATTGGAAAAATTAGAACAGGAGATTTTAATTGATCCTGAAAACTTTGCAATTGACTTTAAGTATTTTGAACGTGGTAAAAACTTCTTTTTGTTTGATGATATTTTAGATGTCGATACCAAAAATGATTTGTTGAAGTTAGCTCGTTCTCTTTCTATAGACGACCTGCAATCATTCAGCATCAGAAAACAATTAAGTCCTGGATTAAAGAAGAACATTGAATCTAATTTGAAGTCATACTTTAGTAAAAAAGCTGAAACATTAAATAAATTAAAATCAGATACAGTATTTCCAGATGAATTAATTGAGAAATATAAAAGTACCGCTGTAGAAAATGAATCAATTTCTGATACAAAACTTAGAATTTTTAGAGCACACATTGTAAATAACTTTATCCAAAATACTAATTACACATCATTGTTTTTAGGTGATTTGGCGTTATACAACATTGAGGGTGGTGATTTCCACAAACGTAATGCCGGTATGATTTCTACTGGAAAAATATTTGCATCAGATGAATCATTCAAAAATTTTGTAAACAATAATGCACAATTTAATAATTTTGGTTACGCTAAACAATTGGGTATTGAGCGTGATTATCAATATACTGGTGATTTAAAAACTGCAATTTTAGATGAGTCTAAAGTACCATCATCATATTTAGAAGAGCTTGAAAAAAAACTTGGTAAAGAAACTGCAGAAACATACAGTAACATGGAAGAAGCCGATGGTCAAGGTTGGATAACTTTTGATACATACAGGCTGTTAAATATTTCATGTGGTGAATGGTCAGCAGGTCAAGAAAAACTTTATCAGAAAATTATTAAAGGTGAAACTATTGAGCAAACTGATATGAGTTCTACGTTTCCAGTAAAAAAGTTTCAATACTACGGACCGTTAAGTACAACAGATAAGTTTAAATCAATGAATTTAGGGCTTACTGCTTTTCATAAGTATTCATTAGCTCCATTGATTCCAAATGAAATTAAAGGAACTAAACTTGAAGGATTACACAAGTCAATGATGGAACAAGGAATTGATTATGCTACTATGCAATCAGGTTCCAAACTTTCTACATTGTCACGCGTAGCTGTAGAAACTAATGCTGATGGTAAAAAAGTAATTGTTAAAAAACCAGATACGTTTTATAAAAAAGATCGTTCTGTAGATGCTGATTTAAAATTTGTTCCGAATATAATTTCAGTTAAACATTTGAAAAATCAGGTGTTTATTGATGAAGGATATAAAGGAAAAGTAGTGTTACCAACACAAATGAAAAAAATGATTCTTCATGGTATTGCTGATAATGGTGTGCCAATGGATTATTTAAAAGGTGATGCAGATAGAATTGCTAAATGGAAGTCTATTAAAACTGAAAAAGAACGCCTTGCTGCATCTAAAAATTATGGATGGTATAAAGAGTACACTGACATATTAACAACGTATAGAGATCACGTAAGAGAAGATTTGCTTGAGAATATTGATTACCAATACAATCCTACTACAGGAACGTATGAAGGAGATAGTACAAAACTAGCAGATTACATTAAACGTGAAATGATTAAGAATGATTATCTACCACATGAAGTTGCTTTTTTAACTGATGCTTCTGGTAGATTGGTTGAGGATTTATCATATTCATTAAACAGTCAGAAGATCGAAGAAATTGTGGTTACCTTAATTGATTCATCTCTTCGTAAAATAAAAGTTAATGGTGAAGCTTTGGTTCAAGTGTCTGGTGCTATGTATGAAAGTTCAGACATGGAAGCAGACGCTAATGGAACTAATGGATTAAAGTTTTATGAAAGTCGTGATGAAGATGGTTCATTGACGTTTGCAATGGAAGTTAAAATTTCATTGCAGGGGGATTTCAAAAAATTATTATATGCAGATCATCCAGATAAAAAGCCTATTCGTGTTTTAGATAAAAAAGGCGTTATGGATTACGATGCATCTTTAAAAAGATTGAATGAATCGATTAAAGATCCTGAATGGAATGCAAAACATAAAGCAATGTTAAACTTTCCTGGAACTCGTATCCCAACACAAGGTCCTAATGCTTTAGACTCGGTTACGGTTGCTGAATTTTTACCTGAATATTCTGGTGCAAAAGTAATTTTACCATCAGAGATTGTGGCTAAATCAGGAGCGGATTACGATATTGATAAAATGTTCTTCTTGTATCCAAGTATTTCTATTATCAACAGCAAACCTGAATTGAATAACTACTACGGTAGAGATACTGGTGCTTATGATCGTTACGCTGCAGAGTACACTGACTTTTATGAATCAAACATTACACCTTTAGAAAAAGAGTTATCTGCAGTTTACGATGAGTCTGAAAAATTATTTAAAGATCAAACGGTTGCATTTGAAAAAGCAGAGTTGTATCAACCTGCATTAGATTTATTGTATCCAGAGCGTAAAAAATACAACGATCAATTAAAAGAATTAAAATCAACTGGAACGTACCTTGGAACTAAACTAGGTAAAGCTGCAGCAAATGAATATAAAGAACTTATTGAAACAGAAATATCTAAAATAAATGCACAAATAGATTCAATCAATACACTGCGTGATGGAATATTTTTGCAATATGTTGGAACCCTTTCTACAGAATTAAGTGCGAAATTTGATAATTTCAAAAAACAAAAAGCATCGCTTAAAGAAAAGATTGCAGCTCAAAAAGAAATTGGTGCTGAATTAGAACGTAAGAAAGTTGGCCATTCTGTAAAAGGACTTGAGAATAAACTGGTTAATTTGTTTAATAGAAAGATTTTAGCTAAAGATAATTTTGTTGATTTGGTTACACCGAATACAACAAGAGATGTATTACCAATAGCGAACGCTTTGGAAACAAAAATTACTGCTGGTAAATACAACAAACTTGAAAAAATACATGCTGATAAATCTGATTCAATATCACGTACAACAGTAATGGATTACATGTATAACTTGCAAAAACATCAAGAGAACTCTGTTGGTATGGAGTCTTTGGGTATTGCTGCTGTTGTATCTACATTCTTTGCAATGTTTAGTACGTTTGATTCAAGATTAAACACAGCTAAAAGAGAAGACTTGGAGAAATTTAATGATGACATAAGAATTTACAATGATCCAAAATCTAACGGTGCTTTAAAAGCAAAAGCTTTAGAAAGAATTAATAATTTTAAAGCATACACATTAAAATTAAACCATAATGAAATTGATGGTAGAATATCAGTTGGTTCTCGTTATGCTAAAGATGGAAAATTAACAGCGGATATTATTTCACAGTTGATTAATGGTTATGTCGATGTTGGTAAAAATGCATGGGTATTTAACATCCAAGGTAATAAAGAGAATACTCCGAACCTTTTGTTTATGGTTATGGCAGGTGTTCCAATTAATGATGCAATTTATATTTCTTCTAATCCGTTAACGATTAGATATAATACCATTAAAAAAGAATTATCAGGAACGTATTCAAAATTAAATGAAAATAATCCAATCGGTAAATCTTTATCACCAGATGCAATTAGAGAAGAAGCTTTAGATATTTTAAAGAAAGAGTATGAAAAAGAATTGTTTGATGCTGGATACGCAAAGCATTCCTTTTTTGGTATCAACAATGTAGCGTCCAATAATTCTATTTTTGAAACTAACTTTCTTGAAGGACGAATAGGTTCTTCTACAGTGAACAAAGATGACATTGAAATCTTTGCACAATATGTTGCACTAGAAGAATTGTCTGCAGATGTAACAAAGTTTTCACAAGTTTCTAAATACGATACGACAAAGATTAGCAATATAACAGATGCTGAAAAAAATATTGCAGATGTCATGAAATTAAAAAGTGGTCATACTGCTATACCAGCAGAATGGTGGACTAAATTTGAAACATCTCCAATTGGTATTTACAACAATACCAATTTGGTTATTAATATGTTTAAGAATTTTTTCAAAATTAAAAACAATCCTGTTGTTAATAGATTAGCCTTGTCATTGAATGGCGGTAATAAAAAAGGAATACTTCCAATTGTATTACGTAACGCCTTTAAAAACGATTTAATGTGGTTCTTGTACCAAAATTCAGTATATAGAACAGACACATATACAAGTGCTAGTAGAGTTGGAGAAAGCAATGCTACGTTTGATTTAGTTAAAGAAGTTGAATCTACTGTAAAACCTACTGCACAATCTGCTAGTGTTGAAAAAACAAATAAAATTATTGTAAGAAGTGAGTTAAAAGCAAATCCTACAACTTTATATTTATTTGGAGATAATGATATAAGAAAAGGATTAGGCGGTCAAGCAAAAGAAATGCGTGGTGAATCAAATGCTATTGGTATATCTACTAAAAAATTACCAGCAAGTAATGAAGAAGCATATAAATCAGATGCTGAACTAGAAAAAAACAAAAAAATTATTACTGCAGATATAAACAAAGCAATTGCAGAATGGAATACAGGAAAATATAATAAACTTATAATTCCTCAAATGGGTGTTGGTTTAGCTGAATTACCTACAAGAGCTCCACTAACATTTAAATTCTTACAACAAGAACTTAAAAGATTAGAAGATCAAATTGCTCAACCAGCTTCTAGTGTTAATCCTGCAAATAAATTAACAACTGCATACAAGATTGATCGATCAAATGGTAAAGTTTATTACAACCTTGGTGCAGTTAAAAATGAGATTTTGCAAGATGGTCATGTATCGCATTTATTTGATTCAATTAATTCACCAGTAGAGTATGTTAAATACAAAGTTGAATTAGAATTACTTAAAGACGAAATTCAAGATGAGTATGGTCGATTTGATGCATTAACTGATTTGTCAGAAATTGAAATTGAAAGAAAAAATTTAGAGTTAGAAGGTGCAACAGAAAAAGAACTTGATGCAGTTGATGCTAAAATGAAACCTATTCAAGATAAGTTAGATGCAATTGATGCTCAAATTCGTGAAAACTTTTATTACTATTCATACAAAAAAGAAAAGTTTGGAAATGAGTTACCGATGGATGACTTGTTAAAACTTGAAGCATTGTATAGAACAAAAACACCAGGGATGTTATTCGACAAAGAAGTTGGGTTAGTTGGTATTTTTAAAGCAATGAAAGCAAAACATGCAGATGCTTTTAGTGAATTTTCATTAATTCAAGATATGAAGTTTGACACTGAAAATAAAAGCGAAGGTACAAGAAAATCAAATTTTTATTTGGCTGAAAAAGCAGATCCAATTTTGACTAAAGTTTATTTGGAAAATCTTACCAAGCTTCAGAATTTTCCTGATCCAGCAGTAAAAGAATTCTTTTCTAAAAATGCATTTGAGCACATGATATTTATGCAATCAGGTATGAATACTGCAGCTAAATATTATTTAGGAAAACTTATTACTACTAACAATGTAAAAAATGTTATCGACTCAACATTCTCATCAGCAGGTTTAACACAATCGTTAAATGAGATTGCAAAGAAAAATGAAAAAGAAAAAAAGATTGCTAAAGCAGTTGGTGGAGTAGTTGGTAAGTTTTACAATGCATTCAACAATATGGCTGTTAGTGTTTATAAACTTCGTAATAGAGGTTATAATTATGTACAGCCAGAAACAATGTCATTGTCAATTGAACAAGAGTATTTGAATTCAGTTCAAACATATAATAACATTACATTAGTTGAAAACATTTTAGCGGTTGATCCATCAGAGATGACTCCGTTTGATATGTCTGAAATATTTGATGAAAAAGATACTGCTACAAAAATAAAAGAAAAAATTATAGCATTGTCTGGTGAAAAACTAGCAATGCCAATGCAAATTTTAGATGTACCAAATAAAAATATAGCGGTTTCAAGTTGGAATAAATTATTGTTAGAATACTTTGGGTTTAATAACTACGGTGATCATCCTGTATTAGTTGCAAAAGCAATTAATGCTGTGGCTGGTGGATTGTCAATTGCTGAATCTAAAAATAGAAAAGATAATCATTGGGTTAAAGATGAGTCAATGGCAAACAATTCTACTAAAGCAATTGCTACTCCTTCTGAATCAAATCCTAATTATGTTGCACGTTCTTCTACAAGAAACTACATTGATGTTATCAATCAAACAAACAAAAAAGCTTTTGATAATAAATATAAAAGCACCGATAGCGTTTGGATTTTTGGTGCAGGATTGTTTAAAAGTGCATACGAAGGATTAACTGATTTGAAAGGATATACTGATATAGTTACCGCTGATTTCAAAAAAAATTACGAACCTAAAATTACAAAAGCAATTGAAGCTGGTGTTAAAACATTTAATGTAGGTTCTGCAAATGGTATTGATGAAATGGCTTTAAAGTTTCTTGAAGAAAAAGGATATACAAAAGTTGTTCGTTATTCTCCTTTAGGAAAATACTATGAGGTTGTAAAAAGTTTAGATGGTATTAGTTCTCCAATGTACGATGTTACTCTTGGTGTTAAATCTGGACGTAAGATTGGAATTGACAACTACATTTATCACATAACAGGCCTTAATTTATTTAAAGGAATGTCTGAAAAAGATATTTCTGAAAAAGGATTTAAAATGGTAGATGCAGAATCAAAAAAATATTTTGCTGAAAATCCTACATACAAAAATGGATTTTCAATTGCACTATCTGATTTTGAAAGAGCTGCTATTAATATTGGATCTTCTGTTACAGATTCTTTTATTGAACAATACTTAATGCAGGTTGAAATACCATTTGCTAAAAAATATGTTGAAAGTATAACACAAGTAAATACTCAAAAAGTTTATGAACCAAAAATTTTATCGCCTACTTTAAAAATTATGAAAATGGCAGATTTAAGAGAAGCCCACAACAAAGGTGATATTTTATATACAATGCGTGTGTCAAAAGCACAAGCTGCATCTGCGCAATTTGGATTTAAAGGTTTAAGTGAAAATAAACATTTTGGCAATCCTTTTACTGGTTCTAATGTAGAAGGTCAAATTAAAATGAAAAGTGTTGATGTAGCTTCAATGGCGTATGAAGAATGGTTGGATGGTCAAGATGTATTTAAAGATAAATTTGATAACGTAATTAGTCTTGAGTATGCAAAAGAAAGACGTGACTGGATTAATAGCACAATAGATAGATTGAAAGCTAAAGAAACAAAAACAGTTCTTGGTTACAGTAATTCTCAAAATGAAGCATTTAATCATGCATCTATTTTAGATGAAAGAATCAATGGTGTTAAAGCAGATAAACCAAAAACTTTAACTGATAATGCTCAAAAATTAGTTGAAGAATTCATTGATTTAAACACTAACATTCCATTAGAAGAATTTAAAGTATTACCTTTGAAAGAAATGAAACGAGTAATTAACGATATAAAAGAATGTTAAATGAGTTGTATAAATAAATCACATCCGGATTTTATAAAGCTTCAAGAAGAAGTTAACATTAATCCTTCAATCCTTGCAGCAAAAATTGGGATATGGATGGAAGAAAACAGTACGGATGAGTATCCAACTGCAAAAGATTTAGGTTTAGAAACATCTCAATTAAATGTTGATAGAGGTACCCAAGATGGTGGCAATACCGTTTTGGGTAATACTCGTTCTTGGCAATCATCTCCAAACACAGGCGATGTTGTTTCGAATAAAGTTCTTGAAACGTATGACGAAAACAAATTGGATTTATCAGAAGAAGACTTGCAGAAGTTTAACGAAGTTGCTGCGGTTGTAGGTCGTGAAGAAGCTTTACGTGATGTATTAGAACAACATGGTGAAGTCAGAAGTCCAGAGGTAGTTTTTCAAAAGCTTACAACGCGTGATTACGACAATCTTGAAACGATAGAAGAAGATTACTATGCAGAAGCAGAACCTTTTGAAATGTCACGAGCTGTTTCTAAAGTGAAGGACTTGGTTAAAATAACCAACAATCAAAAAGCAATGTTGATACTTTCAAAATTATCAAACCAATTAGGTGTTGATTTTGAAATTATATCTGAAGAAGATTTTGATAAAGAATATCCAAACCAAAAAACAACTACGGGTTATTTCAAAAATGGAAAAATCTTTTTAATACAAGAACGCTTTAATGCTAGTACAGTTGTTCATGAGTTTGGTCATCCAATTATTAAATCAATCTTTAATTCAAATCGAGATTTATTTAATGAACTATATGATAAATTAAAAGCATCGCCAGAATTTTCTGAAATTGAAAAACACCTGGATACAATGTACTCATCTGAATTTGAAAAAGAATCAGATGAGTATAAAGAAGAAGCATTAGTGTATGCATTACAATATGCGCACGCTAACCAAGCTGATCTACAAAAAGATGGGTTTTTTAAAGAATTGTTTTTTCAAATTAAACAATTTTTAAGAAAGTTGTTTGGTAAAAAAATTAACATTTCAAAACTTAATCCGAACACTACGATAGCAGATATTGCTGATATGATCAATGCAGGTGAAGAATTTCTTTTAGATAGAGATTTCATTGACATGGATGATGTTGCAATGTTTGGTAAGATGTATGAGGATGAAGTAAAAATTATGGCTGCTGTTTCTGTTGAAGAAACAGAACAGACTATAAATGAATTTTACGAAGTTCTAAAAAAACAAGTTGGTAATTTAACAAAAGAAAACGATGTCTTTAAATGGATTGCTGGTGAAATTTCCGATGAATATAATCAAGGAATTATACAGCAGTTAAGAAAAGATGTAGAAGAATTAACTACGTTCAATAAAAGAAAGCCTGTTAAGTCTTTAGTTAAAATTAAAGATGAAGCTGATGTTACTCAAGACATGGAACAATTCCATAATAAATTAAAACAATTTATATCGGTAGTTGTAAATACAGGAATTCTTTTTGACAAACTTTCTGAAAAGTTTGATACAATGGACAATGTAACTTTGGATTCAAAAGAAGATATTGAAACATTGTATTCAATGTGGCTTTATGCTAATAACTGGAATGATTATTTTAACAAATTAGATGATTCTAAAACCGGTTATTTTAATTATCATGTTAAAAAAGATAACCCTGTATATGAAAAGTTTTCAAAAATTAAAACTAAAATAGAACAATTACAGCAACGTGTAAGTAGTAAGGTTACAGAATTATCTATTGATGCTTTTCATGATCATCTTGTAGAAGTTCACAAACCTATTGAAGAAGCTTATTTAGATAAGTTACAAAAACTACAAGACAAAGGATTATGGGCTGAATACGAATTGGTATATGCTGATTACTACGGTGTAACTCTTGCTGAAGAATATGAATTTAATATATTAGATGCTCGTGTTAAAAACAAAGAACCTTTAACTTATGATGAACAACGAAGACACATGGTTCTTCGACTTAATATAGCTAAAGGTGAAAGAATTACAAAAGATAAAGTTAAACTTACAAGTGCTAACTTTTTAGGCGATGCTAAAGGTTTAAGCAATGCTATGTATGGTTTTATTACGTCTGATGATATTATAACAAGTGGTTTTGCTAAATATATTAATCAACATTTTAATACAATTGCAGGTAATGTAAATGCAAAAGAAGCAACTCTGTTAGATGGTTTAAATGATGCGTTAAAAGGTACATCGTTTGGTAATAATATTTTTGGAGAAGCTGGTCTTGGAAAAGCAATTAGTCATGTAGATACATACGCTGTTGAAGGTGCAGATGGAAAGTTAGAAATAAAAGAAGAGTATGCTTTTATGAGTAATTTTCGAAACCATCGTGTTAAAATAAAAGAATTAGATGTTGCTATTGATCTTGCACGTAGTAATTATGTTGCAATTCCTGATGGTAGCAATTATGATTTATGGTTAGATGCTATTGATGCAAAAGCTCAATTTGAATCTGATTATATGCATCGTGATAATACTGCTGAATATTACCAGCACGATTATTTAATGCGTACACCTATAGGAAGAAAAGCACGTAGATTGATTGACGATATTTACACAGAAATGAATGCTTTGAATAGAGATTATTCAGAAAATATTACTGATGGTGATTATCAAACAGAATCTTCACGACTTTGGTTTGATTTAAAACAACTTAAAAATAAATTTGATAGAACAGGTCAATTAAAAACAGGCGATGATTTACAAATAGCTGAATTGTTAACCAACTATGATAAGTTGACAAAAGATTTTCATGACTATGAAGAAGTTCCAGGTAAATTTGAAGGTGTATTTGCTGCGTTTGAAGCACAAATTTTGACTAAATATACAAAAGGAAGTTTAGAGTACGAGTATGAAATGAATACTTGGTTGAGTCAAAATACACAGGTTGAAGTTAATTCTAATTATTATGAATTACGAAAAGCAAAATTGGATAGACGTAAAGAACTATTAGAAAAACTTGATCAAACAAATACTAAAATTGCAGCCCTTAAAGGTATTATTGATTCAACTATATTGTTTGAAGAAGTTTCAAATATAGTTAAACCAACTGTAAATGAATCAGGTATTTATGAAGGTACACGTTTATCATTAGAGGAACAACAAAAAATAACTGACTTGAATAAACAAATTCAAGATGGTAAAAAATTGTTTATTACTAAAAGTGGTTTAAGTAAGCATCAGTATTTAGATTATGTTAGGTTAAGTAATAGAAAAAATCTTAAACCTCATGAAAAATTAAGACTGGAAGCTTTTAAATTAATTCTACGCACTAAACTTCAAGGACTTGAGGTTAATGATGAAGACTTACTTGAAGTTGATCAAATTGACAATGATTTACGTGAAATGTCATATTCAAGAAGCACAGAAGATTATAAAAATATGTGGTTTGATTTCATGTATAAAAATTCTGATGTTTATGATGCTGTTTACAATGCTGTAAAAAAAACATATAAGCATAGTGACTTGTATAACAATCCTGTTTTATCAGAAGACATGGTTGATATATTGTTATCTGATTTAGATTTAATCGATGAATTAAAAGAGTTATCACCTGAATTTAAAACATGGTTTGAAGCAAATCATTTTGCTGATGAAAAAGTTGTTTATGCATTAGATCCAGCAATTGGGTATCAAGTTCCAAAAGGTGTTGTTAGTATATGGACAAAATCTACAGTATGGAATTTTTCAGGACCTTACGATGTAGATAAGTATTACAACACTAAAATTATGAATCATGATTTATTTCCTAATGGTACATTGGAAGTAAATGGTGAACCACGTGTTCCAAATAAAGCATATAAATCAAAGATTGTAAAAAGCGATTATGTTACACCTGAAATTGAAAGAGATGAACTTCAAAATGGTCAATTGATTCTTGCAAATAAAGATTCAAAAGGACAATGGTTACCAAAGACTGTTAATGAAGGTGCAATAGGAACTAACTTTATTAATGATGAATATCAAGAAATGTTACGTTCTAAACCAGAATTATTTGATGCATTGATGTACTTAAAAAATACATACTTGGATAATCAAATTGGATTAGATTCATCACAAACAAACGGACTTGCTTTTCCTAAAGAAAAAATTCATGGAACTATAGAAAATGTTACTACAAAAGGATTTTTTGAAAGAAAGCGTCTAGGTATAATAAGAGCTTTTAGTAAAAGCAATACTGATGATTTTGATAGTGATCAATATCGTAAAGCTTCTGTAGGATATGATTCAAATGCATTAGCAAACACAATGACCAGACCGATTACTGGTAATTATGAAATGCCTTTAGCTGAACAAAGTAGAAATATTGTTTCTATTATGGGTAGATGGTTGCATTCAGTTGAAACATATAAAGTTGCTCGTGATATTAACCCTGTTGTACAAATGTTACAGGATACAATTAAAAATCTTGGTGCTGATCCAGATCTTATTAAATTAAAACAATCATTTGAAACATTAAATATGGCTAAACCTACACTTTCAGCTGCTGAAAGTGGTCGATTGAAGAATATTAATAAAATGATTGATAAACATATTGATGGTGTTCAAGTTGTAATGCCTGATGGTTTTGATGGTAGATATGGTACTTATGCATTGCGAATTACGCAATTTACAAGTAAAGCATTAAGTAAACGATTCTTTAGTTATAATGTGTATAGTGGTGTAAAAAACTACGCCAGTGGTGAAATTATGTTAGCGGCAACATCGGCAGAAGGTAAAGTTTTAAATCCAAATGATTTACGTGTTACAAAAAGAATGGCTATGGCTGCTTCTAATAAAATTGTATCAGAATCATGGACTAAAAAACAAAAAGATCCAATTATACAATTGATAACAGTTATGGATGCTATTCCAGACTTTGCTAAAAAACGTGCAGGTCATAACGGAGGTACAACATTTATGCAGTCTATTTTTAAAGGTAATCAACGATATGCTATAAGAAAATATCTTGGTGACATGGTTCCGTTGCATCAATTTTTTGCAATTTTAAATCATAATAAGTTTGAATTAAATGGTAAACAAACTACTTTGTTTAAAGCAATACAGTTAGATGCTCAAGGGCGTGTTGTAACAATGCCAAATGTTCCAGTTGAATATTCTATTTCTTATTCGGATGATAACAAAATCATACTTGGTTCTAAATTAAATCAGTTAATAGATCTTCATCAAAATACTTTAACCAAAACTATTGGTGCAGCAAATGATTTGAATGCTCCTGATATTTATAGGAATCTTATGGGAAAAATGGGATTATTTTTAATTAAATTTTTTCCAAACTTATTAAGAGATAGAATTACATACGGTAAAGTTAAATTTAAACATAAAGAAATTTTAGGAAAAAAAGTAGCAGTAGGCGTTCGATTTACACCAAGAAATAATGTTGCATCTGGTACAAGAGAATTAGGTTCTTATGTTGCACTGTTAGAGTCCGTTGGAGAACTTATTAGAACAAGAGGTAAGCATTTATCGTATGAAAACTATACAGGGCTTCTAAAGATTGCTATTGGTATTTCAATTGAAATTGCATTGTATCTTGTTCAAAAAAACATGAGATTTAAACTCAACAACGATGATGATGATGAATCTAAAGCTTTTCTTTTTGATGAAGAAAAAGAAGGGATGTTTAAATGGATGGCTGCATCAACAAGTGTTCCGCAAGCACCTAAATTTATTACAGATATTACAGGTCCTATTGTAGATGAACAATATACCGATGCAAGTGGGCGTGAGTTTGATGCTACTAATTTTTTTAAAATACAACTTTTACGAACAATTGTTGGTGTAAGAAAAGAAACAAGTGCTTTTTATCCAATGCCTATGATGAACCAAGGTGTTAATATGTCTATGATGAAAGGTGTTTTTTCAACAGCAAATCCATTAAGTGATATACTTAACGGATTTGACATTGCTTTAGAAGGTGAAGTTTATGAAAAAGATGCCGGTCCATTACGTTGGCAACAATCAGGTCGTAGTAAACTTTTTAATTTATATTTAAAATACGAAGGGTTTGATGGCAAAATGATAGACGCGGCATACGGACTTAAACAAGAATTTCGCAAGTTTTAATAAAGCATCCTTTGAATAATTTAATCATGCGTTCAGACGCTGATATAAGTTCAGTTTCAAAATTAGGAGGACCAAGAATTTCTTTTGGTCCTTCTTTTACATTAAAAAGATCTGCGATTTCATTTCGTATATCATCTGGATATAATGCTAGTCCAGTCATTTTATGTACAGAAGAACCAATGATTCTATTTTTAGTACGTTGACTGACATCAGAATACATTCCATTAATGATTAACGCGTAATCATGTTTATAGTCTTTTAATTCAAAAACAAAATATTCAAAACCTTCATCTATAAAATAGACTTGGTAATTTTTATTTTGCACTAGAATTCTTTTCTGTTGTTTGTAATTAAACAAATCTTTGTGGAACATTCCAATTATCAAAGGCTTGTCTGTGTTTGCATCTTTAAAACCTAAATACGTGTTGATAGGTTTTATATTTGTTGGTAAGTTCAACAAAGGCCAAAGAAACATATAACTTTTTTGTGTTTCTTTTTTTAATTCATCTTCAAGATTAAACATATCGTTTTATTTTTTTTCTGTGTATCCTATTAATTCAGTTGTTTGTACTTTAAACTGTGATCCTTTTTTCTTGTAACTTACAAGCACCATAGTGCTGTGTTCAAAGGTTGCCCTGATATAGACAACCTTTCCGTTATATGTTATGCCAGCACTCATTTGAACAATGTTTTAAGTTCTACTTTTTCAAATCCTTCAGGTTTGATTATTTTACCATCTTCTCTAAAGATTGGTTTACCATCTGGACCTAGCTTTGCCATATTGTTTGCATGAACTAAATTAAATGCAGGAACAATCATATCCTGTAATCCATGTTTTAAAATGGTTCCACATAAAATATACAATTGGTCTGCGCATGCATCAAGCACTTCAATAATATCTTCGTCTTTTGCAGCATCCAGATATTCTTGGTTCTCTTCTTTCATCAGAGCGTAACGTAACCTAGACTCTTCTATAGAAAGAAGTTCAGGAGTACTGTTCATGTCTTGCAAGAATTTTTCATGAAATTCTTTTACTTGTTCTAATTGTTTTTCCATTAGCTGTGCATTATTTTTTTACCCAAGTTATTAAGTCCTTCAATGATGTGGGGTAATCCTAAACCATCTTTGTCGGTCATTCCAAATACACCTTTGTATTTGGTTTCAGTTTTTTTGGCGAAGTCATCACATAATGTTTTGATGTAGGACAAAGGGATGTCGTTAAATTCCATTTCGGCAATGTCTGCTGAAATACTTTTTGCCTTTGCATACATCATAGCCAATGCGGTCATTTCTTCGTTTACAAACCATACTCTGTTTGTAAAATCGCGGAACATTTGTTGTAGTTCCATTTGTGTTTGCGAATCCGCTTCTACAAATGGTTTTAAAAAAGCTGAACTAAATGAATCTAATTTTGCTCCAAGCCTTTCAAACGGTTCTTTGATTTCGTGTTTTACATATTTCGATTTTCCATCTAAGTAAAGGTCATTTACTATATCGAAATCTGGTAAAAGATCTGCGCATTTAATCGCAATCCTTACCAATCTAATTGTATCATCTCTTGATATATCATCTGCTGACAAAGCCATCTTCGTTTGATTTAATTAACACCATGTCATGCAACACATCATTATCCAAACTTAAATTTATTCTTGGTGAATGTGTAGCCAAGTTGAGGAACCATTCGGATTCTCCCTGCATCTTGAATAACTTTACACCTTTATTGTAAAATGAAAGTGCTTGTTGCTTGCTTGTGAAAATTTCTTTCACACAAGTCGATGTATGTGTGCGATGTTTATCGCATTCATATACAATGTAAATCATAAGTTTGATAGTTTAAGAAAGTGATTGTACACACCAGGAATATGTTTTTTGTAATATGGTTGGTTTTCCTTACACCATTTTTTAAGATCTTCTTTGCATATAAAAGGTTTGGTCCAACCATTTCCGCGCATTATACAATTAAAAGTCGGTGATAATTCTTTGATGAAATCTGCTACAGTCCATCCTTCCCAGATGTGTTTGTTATAATCTATTTTAGCCATGATTTTTAAATTTTATGATACGCAGGTTAAACATTTAGGACAAAAACTTATATCGCCAGTGTACTCATGGTGACATTTGTGACATTCTTTTTGTTCAGTCAAATCATCAATGAATATTAAATCAATTGGATCAAACTCATAATCATCATCAACATTTACAAATATTGTACATTTATCTTCTGGTATGTACCCACAGGAATCAAATAAACTTTTTACTGTTATTGTGTTAGAACCTGTTGTTCTTATTGCATTAATAACTTCTCTGCCAATATTCAATACATCATCTTCATCTGAAAAATACCATGCAATAAAATCAGATGCTGTAATAGAACCTTTCATTTCTTCAATTACTACATCATCATAACCTGTAGCTACACAATTAGCTGCTAAACTTTCTGCTTCTTTTTTGGTTAGGTAGTTGTCATTTGCTTCAAGGCCACCTATCCAAACTGTAAATCTTCTTTCCATCACTTGATTTTTAATTTTTTACGTAACCAATCATTTTCATTTCGGTTATAACTTACCATAAATCCTGCTCCAGTTTTTGCATTTTGCATACTTCCACCACATCTATTCTCAAGAACACTTAATGCTATTTCTTTGTCATATAATGCACCATCAGATGGTTGGAAACACATGTTATCATAGTCATCTCTGCTATTTGCTCTGTCAATTTTATACTTGCTCATAATTTTGTTATTAATAATAAGGACTCTCTTAAATCTAATGCTGCACGTTTGATTGCACCGCGTTCTTTTATTGTATATGATGGACGTTTTTCAAGAAGTTCCTTTGCCATTCTTAATTTAAATGCGTCCATCTTTTTCTGGAATCTTTCAATCTCCAGATTTACTTCTTTGATTGCTTTTGTTTCTTCACTAAAACCAGTCCAACTACTCATTTATTGGTCGCAGTTCGATTTGATACTTTATGCATCTTAACAAAAGTTTTTCATTGTCTTGCTGTAACTTCCTAATCTTTTCTACAGTAAAAGCCTTTTCATCTTTCATTCGATTAAGTTTGTTTAACATCTGCGCAATATTGTTTTTTAACACTGTACTTTTGTATTCAGCATATTCTTTATGTACTTTTTCTAATTCCGCTCTTACTTCTTTGATTTGACTTAAAAGGTTTTGATTGGAATATCGCTCCCACAATAACTTTTCAGCTTGTGTGGGAGCACCTAATTTCATTAAGGGTTCATCTTCATTCGTCATCTGCTGTTCCGTTTCTATAAATTATTTCTCCATCGGTGTTATATATTTCCTGTGTGGAAGCACCGCCATTTTCTTCAACTGTCATTGGTTCTTCGCTTTCTAAATCAATATCGCAATAATCAATATAACAATCATCAATTTCATCCGCTATATCATAAGGTGCATCGCAATCACCTTCTTTTAATTTTTGAATTACTTCTTCTAATTTTTCATCTGGAATTCGAACTCGCTTCCAGGTTGTTATTTTAAAATCTAAAAAATATGCCATTACTCGTGTATTAAAGTTTTTACTACTTGGTCGCGCATTGTTAATACACCAAAGTATTCAATGCATTCTTCAATTGTTATTCGTTCCATGCACCATTCTGTATTAAATCCATCTTGATGTTCAATGTATTTTAGAATCACATTGTTTTCAATTTGGTCAAGAACTACTGCATAATTTTCGACTGTAATATCAACAGTCATTTCTTTGTAACCACTTGGTTCAACCTGAACTTTAGTTACTGGAATTGATAAGTTATAACTCATTTATTTTTAAGTATTTATTAGTTGTAACTTCAACTTTACATTTAGCTCTAGTGATTGCTGTGTAGAACCATTTAGCATAATCCCATACAGGCATTAACCATTCAGCATCGATGTAAACATTATCCCATTCTTGTCCTTGTGCTTTATGACAACTGATTGCATAACCATAAGTGGAAACGATAATGTTTTTCTGCAACATCTTTTTCTTATTACCAAACTTATCTTTCCATTCACTTATTAATAATTTGTACAGATGTAATGGAAGTGTGCTGTGACCTCTATCAAATGATTTGATGATGGTTGGTCCTTGTAACGATGGTTCTTCTAACTCTGGTATCAATAACGTAGTACGCTCTCCTTCTGTGTAAATTAAAGCACGATATGTTTTGTAACCATCTTCTTCGCGTTTATGTTCAACAGTGATAGTAAACTCGTGCATTAGTTTTGCGTTCTCTAACACATATATTTCCCCATTGGAAAACAATGCACTATTGCTTACACTAACTAATTTGTCATTGTTCATAGCATAGTTTAAATCATTTCCATTAAGTTTGAAACGAGCAGAACGAATTTTTCTGTTATAGGTTACACGTTTAGCATTAGTGGATGTCAATACAACGTAGCTTGATGCACTTTTGATGTCTTTAATCAATGATGTTGTAAACTTATCTGCTATGATTAAGTCATTGTTATCGATTGCATCGAATGCTGGTTCTTTACTTGTACGCATTTCTGTTGCGATTTTAAGCAAATTCCCATCATATCTTTTAACTTCGGTAAGTTCATACTTATTCTCTACTAAAAAGTCTTCAGGATAAGAATTTTCCCAATCAAAGATGAAAGGGTTTTCTCCTACTGGTTCTAGCTGAAAGCTATCTCCCATGAATATGATTTTACAACGACCTTCTTTAGCACGCTTCATAATTACTTCAAGAACGTACTTGTCAATCATGGAGCATTCATCAATGATATAAGTTTTATTAGGCCTTAATCCACCTTTTTCAAAAAACTTTCCCTTCTTTTCTCCAGGTGAAAACAACACTCTGTGTATTGTAGAGAATTGGGTGAATGAACTTCCTGTATTAATTTTTTCTTTTAACCTGTTTACTGCTGCATTTGTTGGAGCCATTAGGTCTGCTTTTGCATACGTTGCAATATTTTCAGCAATGGTTGTTTTACCACATCCTGAATAACCTGCAAGTAAAAAGAAATTGTCACTACCACGAAGAAACTCTTCTACTTTTTCAAGAGCTGTTCTTTGACCAGGGGTGTATTCTATTTGCACACGACGTGTGTCAAAAATTGTATTGCTCATAGATTTAAGATAAAGCCGCACCAATTAAGATGCGGCTGGTAAATAATTATAGTACAAAAGTTTCGTGTGAATCTAATTCAACGATGGTGTACTGTTCTGTTTCAGTAATTTGTAAGTTACCTTGATTAGGATCACCTTTATAGAAACGCTCAATGAACTCTCCAATTTTAGGGTTCTTAACTGTTTTTGCTACAGGTATAACTACAGGTTCAGGTTCTTCATCAAAATTGAAATCTTCTTCTAAATCAAACAAATCTTCTATGTGTAGTTCTTTTGCTGGTTCAGGCATAACTGAATCTTCTTCATCTGCAATCATTGCATTACGCAATGCATTCATTTGTTCAGGAGTTTCAGTTGTTTGCCATGGTTCTTCTTCTTCCATTGAAAATTCATCTTCAATAGGTTTTGCTGTAGGAAGAACTATTTCGTCAACTTCTACGAATGAATCTGATGTATCTTCATTTAAGAACATATCGTTCAATTCATCTACTTCTTCTTCAAAAACTTGTTCTGGTTCTTCTTCAATGATTTCTTCGTCATTAATAGCTAATCCTGTATCTTCTTCGTGACCACAATTATCACAAATCATTTGAGCAGATGCATTAAAGATTACATCTTCTGAACCACAGTTATCACATGTTGCTTCACAACCAATTGGAGGAAAATCTGTAGGTGTATCTTTTTTGTCAATTGAATCAAAGAATGATACAGCTGGTTGAGCTTTTTCAATAAGAACTTCATCAATTTCTTGGAGTTCTTCAGACTTTTCTTCTACAGGAATTATTTCTAAAGTTACCTCACCTTCAACTAATGGATTTTCTTCATCAAAAGGTTTTCCGTATTGACCATCTTCCAATGGAAATTCTCTTACGCCTACTGTTTCCAATGGATAAGCATATTCAGATTCAATCATTTCAATTTGCTCATCCGTCATTGTTAACGATACTTGCATTTCTGGTTCATCTTCAGCTACAAAGTTATCTCCATCACGATTGTCTTCATGTGCAATATTGTACAAGATTTGAACGTAGTTGTTGATTTTAATTTGCTGTTGATACCATTGGTTTGGCGATTGATCTACAATAGCAAACATAATTGTTTTGTACAAACTCCACAATGTTCCTGGATGATTACATTTAAACGAAGGTTTATCGTATTCACGTTTTACAATGTTTATTTGCTCTGAACTGATTGCCTGTTTATCAAAATAAAGTAAACCCATAAGTTTAGCGTAGTCTTTTCTTGACACGTCTATGCTTGCAAATTTTTCTTTCATTTCAATAATCTTATCGAAATGTTCTTCAGCTTGTTCAATCATTTGTTCAATCACTTCAGTTGTTTCACTTAATGCAGTTCCTTTGTGTAGTCGATTGTATCTTGATTTAGAATCAGATGATACAAACGGTACTTTGCTGTCGTAGATAAATCCACCAATAGCACATGAGAATTTCAATTTTTTGTTGTAGGAATTGGTCCAGTTGAATGTCATTCCCATGTCTGGATCTTTTGAATTTTCCAGTTGCATGAAAGCCATTGCTTCCTGTCCTTTGTTCTCACCTTTATATAGTTCTTCTGTTACAACGAACCCTTTTAACGCAAGCATTTCTCTAACCTTATCGATTATGTAACCATGTCCGATTACAGCATACGTCTTTGTTTCTTCTGGCAATTTAATTGCTCTTAAAAATTCTTCTGTTTTTGTTCTATTCTGCATAAAAATCTTGCATTGCTTGTGAATACTCCGGATCAATATTTTTGATCTCTTTTCTTATTTTTTTGATATAGAATTTATAGTCAACATCATAGTCTTCAAATTGTTTTTTTGGATCTACTCTGTTTACTAATTGTTCCATGCATTTATCTGCTTCCAGCTTGATGGATTTTACTTGTAACAGTATAGGTGTATTTGACCATACCGTTTGTTCTGAAAATAAATCTTCTGTTGTAGGTTTAACTGGAACACCCCATTCTTCTTTTAACTTTCGAAGTTTGCATCCTTGTGTGGATACATAATATCGAAGTGTTTTTGGAAGTTTGTTGTCCAATATGGAACCATCTTCTAAACAAGTTGCTACAAATTTCCATTCACCTTTTGCTCTAACACCTGCACAGTAATCATATATACTCTTGTTTTGTGCAATTGTAACTTCTGGTTGTGTACCATGTACAAAATAATTATAGAATGCCAATCGGTTAATTCTGTAACTTTTATTTTTGTGCAGTGGTTTATCAACCTCAAATCTACCTTTGCATTTTACACCAAAGTATTTAAACTTTCCATCACGCGTTCTTTTAATTAATGGTTTTGGAATCTCTTGAATCCTTTCTAAAGCAGTGGCTTCATCAATTTCCTTACCTTCATAAATACCGATGTAGTTATTAATGTCAGGTGTAATTAATTTTTGATAGTTTTCATACTCAAGATTAAGCATTGTTAGTTCTTCCCATTCTTCGCATAGCTGTGTGTACAAGCCTTCATATTCTCTTGGAATGATAATCTCTGCACCATCTGTATTAATCATTACAGGACGTGCTCCAGGAATAGTTTCGCATATCTTTTCCATTAATAGGATAAGTAGTAGCTGACCATTTACTGTAATACGCATAGTGAACATGGAATCCTTTAGGAATGAGTTTTCTTCATTCGATAAACCATACGTTGCATTCAACAAAATTTTATACACATAGTTCAATGGATCTTTTTTGCTGTACAATTTCCTGTCTTCAAAGAATCCTTCATAGATTTCACAGAACAATTCTTTTGGAATATGCGCTGGAGCCCACTTGTTTCTAATAGCAAGGTTAGGGTAGTACGATGTAACGTCAAAGGACTTTATAATAAAGTCTTTATCTGATTTGTATATACCTTTCTTTGCACCATGAATTCCACCTAATGCAAATGTAATTGGCATACCACGATAGATAACGTCATGATTGAATGAACCTTTTAGATTTTCACCATCCAGAACTAATGACTTAAATTTTCGCAATGTTTCTTTAAATACAGGTGTTTCAAAAGCAATGTATGGTAAGATGACTTCTTTCAAAGCTAACTTCTTTCTATACGTTCTCTTTTTATTAAGGTCGTATTCAGGCACACCCATTCTTTCAGCTAACAGTTTCAGGAAAATCTTCTTTGCTAACTTTGGTTCAGACGCATTGTGTAGGTCTAACTTAAAGTGTTTCGATAAGTTTCCACGTAAAAGAATCTCTGATTTGTTTTTGATAAACAATTCTCTGGTAGATAAGCAGTCATTTATACAATACGCTTTCAATAACAATATGTCTTTTTGATCGTGCATTTCTGTATGACTTTTGGCCATGTCTTCTACGTTGTACCAATCCATACTATATTGCAACCATTTTAACGATGACCTTTTTGCAGGGTTATCATAGTTGTTAATAGCAAGGATGTCACATTCTCTAAACGGATTATCTTTTGGATGGAACATTGGAAATTCATGTATGTTACTACGACGAATGACTTCCTGTGCTATTTGATAAATAGCCAACGAAGAACCAGCAAAACCGGGTAACCGGTTGCTGTATCCTTCTGTTAGTATATATCTTGAAATTTGACTGTCAAATTTTAATCCATTGTAAGATACGAGCAATGTTTTATTTTTTATGCATGATTGCAAGAAGCCCATGTATTCAGGCATCTGATCTTCATACTGACTAACTTCAAATGAAACTATGTCATTTGGATTCTGCACGTTGATAAACACTGCAAGAAAACAATTAACTGTTGTTTCATAATCATATACGTATCCTTTGGCTAATGTCATTTTAACATGGTGCTAATCCGAAAAACACATAACTTCCTCTGTCTTCTTTTGGACTTGATTTATAATTTATTCTTGCTACTTGACTACTTCCTGAATCTTTAGCAAGCCTTCTTTCTATTCTAACAACAGTTGTTTCGCCTGTTTCTTCAGTGTAAGTTCTGGCTCTTTTTACAGCTTCTGCTTTATTGTCAGATCCTTTTCCAACCCATGAATCGCTTGGCGTTGATGGTATGTATAACAATTCCCATTTGCGAGTTCCTTTAAATACAGCATGCTCAACAACAGACTTAACTTTGTTTGCATTTCCTACAGGTTCTTTGTAACAAATACCCCAGGCATCACCACCTTTTCCATCAGCATCTTCATTTTTGTTGATGTAATCTTCAAGTTTTAATTTGCTTGCTTTCCATGCATTTGTTTTATCAGCAAATCCATTTGAACAATTTATCTCACCTGAATAACCTTCTTGGTGACCATACTCATCATCTGCATTTTCAACACATTGTTTGTATGCTTCATTCATGTTTTTAGCACGTGCGTAATTTGTATAATTGCTTGCTCCCATTATTTTATAATTTTAGTATTAATTAATTTCTCTGCTAATCGTTGACTCTCCCAATCTTGAGAGCGTAACATTCCTTGTAACTTTTGCAGTTCATTGTTGCTAATCCAATCTTTTTTGTAAAATACATCAAGTAGATTTAATAACATCGATGAAACTTTTGCTTGAAGTTGTTCTTGATTTTGAATATACTCATATCCTTTGTTTACCTTGGATTGAATAAGTTTATCATAAATTTGTTTTGCTTTTTGATATGTTGTTGGCGTTGGTGTTTTAGTGCCTTCAACAAGATGATTTCCTCTTCTACCATATTCGAAATCAACTATCCATTTTTGTTCGTTTGGATCTGATAATTCGAGTTTGACATTATAAACCTTGTCTGATCTATTGTCGTTATACCATAAATTCACTATGTTAACTACTGAACTCATACGCGTGTTAATAAAAAAGTGCGAGATTCAAGTAGAACCTCGCACTTTCAAGATGTTAATTTTATTATTTTTTCTTTGTGAAATTTGCAATTTTAAAACCTTCTGCATTTACTGCAAATAAGTTTATGAAAGCAATGATTTCTTTTTCATCTGAAAGATAGTATTCGTAAAAAGTTTTAATCTGTTTACGCTCTTCTTTGTATAGATTACGACCATCAACTCTACGTTTTGCAGGAACTGTATCACCATTGTCATCCAGTCTTGGAAAGAAATGGAATGTATCCTTTTGCGTTTTAGTAATGATTGCTAACTGCTTTGTCTGTGGTGTATAAACACACTCCACGTATGGACAGTTATCAGTTACAGCGATTAAGCTAAATGTTGGTTCTCCCATGTGTAGTTGAGAAACAATCATCATGTTTTTTTGTTGGTTTACTTCTGACATAATTAATTATTTATTTGGCTACAAAGATATTAAATTGTTTGCAAATTCGTATGGTAAAGTGAAGTCTTGTTTTGCAATATGATAATCAACTTTTACATTAATTAATTCTTTCAAGTTTTCATTCCACATTGCTGACGATTCTTCAGATACAGGGAAACAATACACGTCATTGTTTCTGTCAACAACAATGAAATGAAACACTACTTTGTAATCAAATGCAGCTCCAACAGTTAATGATTGTGCTAATCGATTATAGATAGCTTCTTGCAACCAGTAGTTGAATTTTTCTGAAGATGTTACAAAATCTTTCAATGTACCATTGGTTGTTTTAACATCACTTACGTAAATCGTTTTTGTTTCACGATCAACTTTGATTACATCCAGAACACCTTTAATTTGGTATTTTAATTCTGCTGGTTTATCCGACAACTCTAATTCAAATCTGATTTCATCAGTTGATTTAGTTGCGTTCAATAAGAAACGAGCATGTAGGTTGCTGTTAATTGCTTCTGCTTTTTCCAAACATTTTTGCCAAGAAGCTGAATCAACAATTGTTTTTTCACGTGCTTCAACCATCAATCTAAAATACTCTCTGGTGTTATCAGTAACAATTTTTGCTACTCTTTTCTCATCTCCTGTAAACATAAACCCTTCTTTGTTAGGTTTTTTGTCATCAACAAGTGCTTGGTGAAGATTAATTTCTTGCAGAAATTCTACGATTTCAGGAAAATATTCTTCCAGTTCAGTTGCACTTCTTTCTAAAGCGAGTAAGTAATCAATACAATCTTTTGTTTTATCTGATGGTGCAGCAACACCCATGTTTACAAAGTTTTCTTGTACGTGTTCTGGTTCCAATACAAAGGCGTGAACCAATGAACCTTCATCAAAGTGTTTACCACGCTTCTCTTCTTTGTTTCCAAGAACGTAACGCTCAAAATAATATTTTGGGCTGTCTAATAACAACTTGATTGCACTAGCACTTAATTTTAATTCATCCAGGTTTTCATAAAATGATGCCTGGTTTACTTGTTCAACTTCATTTAGTTGTCTTTCCATATTACTTCTTTTTTGGTTTAAGTTTAAATTCAAAATGACTGCTTTGTTGTTGTGATGAGATATAATAGTTATCAGCAATAAATTCCATATTATCGTTGGTTAATTTATTTAACCCACCTTGTTCAGAATTAATTGTTTCTACAATTTGATCTACTGTTAACATGTTGTGCATTGTAAACCATAATGATACATTTGGTAACGGACTTTTCTTTTGGCGAACTAAACCAAGCCTTAAATGATTTATTAATAATGCTACATACATTAATGATTTACTAATATTACAACCATCAATTAATTTTAACGCCATCCCTTCAGTTTCAGTTGATTCAAGTAATGCTCTTAATGTAAAGAATGATTTTTCATCTAGCACTTTTCGATTTGAGAAATGAATTATTTCTTTAGGATGGATTAGGTTTACATCCGCATCTGATATGAAACAAGTTGCACTTGCAATCTTTCCAGGAATTTTCATGACCAAATGTTCCCATGTTTCTGGTGTCGATACAACTGCAAATGCTGGCATGTAAACATAGTCACCTAATCCTAAATCACCATATTCATCAACTTCTCTTGATAATAGTTCGTAGATCCTATTAATTTTTTTAGTTTGTTCCTGATTGTCACGCAACTTTGTTCCTTCTTTGGACAATACATCTAACAATTTTTCAATTGTTATAAATCGATATTGAGAAAAATCAGTTATTCCTACAATACGATGTCTTAATTTTTTTTCAAAAGATGGTTTGGTACATATAGCAGGTATATCATTGAAGCCATAATTTTTTGTAGCATAAATGACTTGATTTCCTAAATCAAACATTGCTTCTTTAACGTCTTCATCTATTTCTTTACTTGCACATTTACCTGTTCTTTGATTCTCCATGTACATCGCTATAAACGAATAACTTTTGAATCCAATTCCATTATTATTTAATACTGTTATCTTATCAACCCCAGAATAAAGTTCCTGGGGTAATAAGATTGCATGATTGAATACTTTCATTTTTTAATCTAATATCATGTCAACAATATCAGCGTCAATCAACAATGAATTGTATTTGTTGTTTGAACTGATTACTTTTTTTGCAATTACAAATTTTAAATCTGCACCAAGTACATCGCTTGTAGTTAAGTCTTTAACTCTTTCCAAGAACTTTGTAGTGATTTCTTTGTCTGTAACATTAATCAACATGTGGTTAATCAAACGCGTTGTTAACACGTATCCTAAATCAGCACGATAATCCACGCCTTCTTTGACAAGTTCTTTAATTTTGTGTGCAATACCTTCGAACGGTTTTGTCAAGTCCAAGATCTCTTTAGGAGAAATCATTTTGTCCATCTTGTTATGGATGAATGACGTGAACATACTCGTTACTTCAGGACCTGCTGAACCTTCACCAATGATTTGAATCAATGGTAGTTGTTCGTTGAAATCAGGAATAGAAATCAATGAGTCGAAGAACTTAACAAGAACCCTTGGATTTACCTCTGGTGTTTCTGGTTTAATGATCTCTGGATTCATCAACATAAAGTTGATACATCTCTCATCAATACCATCTTTTGCAGCCCATGCAGCCCAAGGTTCAACCTCAAATTTCATATCGATTGTAATGAATCTTGAACGTGCAGCAGCATCCATGTCAGTAACATTATATGTTCCATCATCAGGATTTTCTGTTAAGATTACAGTCCAATTCTTTGGTAATTTCCATGAAATATATTCTTGATCATTGATAATTTCCATGATTGCTTGCATGAATCTTGGTTGAGCACGAGTGTAATCATCAAGAACTAATACACCACCTTCACCTTTACCTGCAATCCATGATGGTTTTGAGTAACCCATGCGTGAGTTGTTGGTTAATGTGTATCCTTGAGTTCTGAATTCAGTTATCACCGCTTCATCAATCCATTTACCTTTTCCTTCTGGTGTAGTCATCCAGTATTCTTTTACAGGAATACCAACTAAATCACCAAGTTCATCCATTTGTCCAAGATTAATCTTTTCGAAATGTTTGATACCTAATTCTTCTTTTAATTCTTGAACAGAAGATGTTTTACCAAGTCCAGCCGGACCACATATAGATATTGCAACTGGTTTTTTACCACGCGCTTGCAAGTTTTTATTGTTTTCAATAATGTGTTTCAATGTTACTTTAATCTCGTCTGAATTTAATTTTAATCTGTCCATTTTTCTTGTTTATTAAGGTTTTTAATTTCAAAGTCTTTGCTTTCATACAAGTCACGTGAATCCCATTTACCTTGGGCTCTATAGTTAAATGTATTACCGTAGATACGTATGACTTCTGTATCGTATCTCCATTCTGTTGGTATTCCTTCTTCAGTAACCAACTTACTTTTATTTTCACCAAAGGCTGTTTCTATATACAATTGAATGTGGTCAAACGACTCGTGTATTTGTAATACTGCCGATGCCTGTCTAATTGCTGCGATTGCATCATCTGATAATTCTAAATAAACTCCTACAATTGTTTCAATGGAACCTTCTGGTTCGCATTCTGATTCAATATATATCACTTAAAAGTTTATGTGAATTAAGAAACTGATCTTTCTTTTTATAGTTGGGTATGTTTTTACCAACCATTTTGTAAAATCATCATCTGGTAATCCATCTATGTGACATTCAAGATACGTATGTATTTTAGGTCTTTTTAGTACTGGATGATCGTGAAACTCTTTTGGAATTTCCATTAGAGTTATTACTGAACGTGTGATTGTTTTCATTTCTTTCTTTTTAGATTGTTCATAATCTTCAGTTCTGGAAGTATTTTCTGAAATCATTTCAAAGACTTCTTTTGCAGTTAAACTACCTGAATGCTTGATGTAGATAGTTCTTGCAGGTTTCATGCTATTTTTTAAATTGTTCAAACCATTCTTCGGGTAATTCTAATTCTACTGTTTCATCTCTATTAAGTAAGTATAAATCTCTCTTATATAATAATTGCAATACTTCTTCCTCACTATACATTCTTTCTGCTTGGTATTTAGCACCTTCAATAAAATCATTGTAGTACCTGTTGTTGTTGTCCTCTACTATGTATTTTTCAGCAGCTTCTTCTAATGTTTCTTTT